TGTTGAATATAATTTAGAGTATTAATGCAAAGTTTATTTGATTTTATAATTAAACCAAAAAAAGAAAGATACGAAAATATAAAACAAATTGGTGATCAAGAGCTGATATTAAATTCAGAAATATCTAGTCATCAATTTGTTAGTCGTGTCGGCATCGTTCTAGCTATTCCTAAAGCCGAAGATACAGATATAAAGGTTGGAGATGAGGTTATTATACATCATAATGTTTTTAGAAGATGGTATGACGTTAGGGGTATAGAAAGAAACAGTAGAAGTTATTGGGAAGAAAACAAATATTTTGTTAAATCTGACCAAATATTTTTATACAAAAGAAATAATAAATGGCAAGCGCCAAAAGGTTATTGTTTTGTAAAACCAATTCAATCAAATAATATATTATTAGAAAAAGAAGTTCCATTAAGAGGCGTTATAAAATATGTTGATAAAGAACTTAAAGATATAAACGAAGGTGATTTAGTTGGGTTTACACCAAGCAGTGAATTTGAATTTATTGTTGATGGTGAAAGATTATATAGAGTATTAACTAATTCAATATCTATTAAGTATGAACGTCAAGGAAACGAAAAAGAATATAATCCAAGCTGGACAGAAAGCAGTAGATGAGCTAATTAAAGTTGCTAAAGAGCCTATTGTTGATTCAGATGATGATATATCTGCTGACAGATTAAAAAATGCAGCAGCTACAAAAAAACTTGCAATATTTGATGCGTTTGAAATATTAAATCGTATCGAAGAAGAAAAAGCTTTATTAGATAATAAACCTTTAGAAAATAAAGAAAAAAGTTTTTCAGGGTTTGCAGAAAGAAGATCTAAGTAATGTATAAGCAAACATTGTATAGCATTATAGAGCCTATAAAAATTAATACAATCAAACGGCTTAATAAAGCAAAAAAATGGAAATACGGCTATAATAAAGAACATGATGTTATTGTTATAAGCAAGACAGGAATGATTGGTGAAATATATGAAATACAAAATCTTAGAATAGCTTTACCAAAACAACCAAAGCAAGTATTCAAGGGTAATGATAAATGGGAGGCCCAAGAGTACCCAAAAGAATTACAAAAAATAAAAACTATATTTGACTGGAGAGAGCTGCCAGCAGATTTTAAAAACAGATGGCATGCGTATATCGATAATGAATTCACTAAAAGAGAAGAGGGTTTTTGGTTTTATAACAAAGGCGTTCCTACTTACATTAGTGGCACTCATTACATGTACTTGCAGTGGACTAAGATTGACGTCGGGAAGCCAGAGTTTAGAGAGGCAAATAGATTATTCTTTATTTTCTGGGAAGCTTGTAAGGCAGATCCACGATCCTATGGGATGTGTTACCTTAAGAACAGGCGTTCCGGGTTTTCTTTCATGGCATCAGGAGAGACTGTTAACTTGGCAACCATATCAAGTGACAGTAGGTATGGTATATTATCCAAGTCCGGTGCTGATGCAAAGAAGATGTTCACAGATAAGGTGGTACCCATATCAGTTAATTATCCATTCTTTTTCAAGCCCATCCAGGACGGGATGGACCGTCCAAAGACCGAGCTTGCCTACCGTGTCCCAGCCAGTAAGTTTACCAGAAGAAAACTTACCACCAACGAAGCCGTTGAGGATATACAAGGACTTGACACGACCATCGATTGGAAGAACACCGGTGATAACTCCTACGACGGTGAGAAGCTCGCCCTCCTCGTACATGACGAAGCCGGTAAATGGGAGAGGCCAGAGAACATTCTCAACAACTGGAGGGTTACGAAAACCACGTTAAGATTAGGTAGTAGGGTTATAGGAAAATGTATGATGGGTTCAACAAGTAACTCAGCAGATAAAGGAGGAGAAAACTTTAAAAAATTATACCATGATTCAGACGTTACCAAAAGAAACCGCAACGGACAGACTCGTAGCGGATTATATAGTTTGTTCATTCCTATGGAATGGAATTACGAAGGATTCATTGATTCTTATGGATTACCTGTATTCGACACCCCAGATGCGATCGTTCAAGACCCTTACGGAGATGAAATTACAACAGGAGTTATTGAGCATTGGGAAAACGAAGTTGAAGGCTTAAAGCAAGATCAAGATGCTTTAAATGAATTTTATAGACAGTTTCCAAGAACAGAAGAACATGCGTTTAGAGACGAAACAAAAAATAGTATATTTAATTTAGCAAAAATTTACGAACAAATTGATTACAATGATGAAGTCGCAAATCTGTCGCAAGTTACCGTTGGCAGCTTTACGTGGCAAAATGGAATTAAAGACACAAAAGTCCAGTTTACGCCAAATCCTAACGGAAGGTTTAAAATCAGCTGGGTTCCGGGTGTAAGACTACAAAATAATGTTATAACTAAAAATGGCATTAAATATCCTGGCAATGAACATATGGGTGCTTTTGGATGTGACAGTTATGATATATCTGGAACAACTGATGGCCAAGGATCAAAAGGTTCTTTACATGGATTAACTAAATTTAGTATGGAAGAGGCTCCAGCAAATCATTTCTTTTTAGAATATATTGCAAGACCTCAAACTGCTGAAATGTTTTTTGAAGATGTGTTAATGGCTTTAGTATTTTATGGAATGCCATTGTTAGCAGAAAACAATAAACCTAGATTATTATATTATTTAAAAAGAAGAGGCTATAGAGGATATTCAATGAATAGACCCGATAAAGCTAGAAACAAATTATCAGTTACAGAAAAAGAAATAGGCGGCATACCTAATTCAAGCGAAGATATAAGACAAGCTCACGCTGCTGCAATTGAAACATATATCAATGACTATGTTGGTATTATTAATGATGGGGAATACGGAACATTATATTTTAATAGAACATTAAACGATTGGGCAAAGTTTGATATAAACAAAAGAACAAAGTTTGATGCAGCTATAAGTTCAGGTCTAGCAATAATGGCTTGTAATAAAAATAAATACCGTCCATCAGCAGAAAGAATAAAACAAAAAGTTAATATTACTTTAAGTAAATACGAAAATAAAGGAACTATATCAAAAATTATAAAAAATTATGGCTGAATCAGTTATGAAAAACTACTTTCCAAGTCAAGCAGTTAGTGATGATGAAAAATTATCATTTGCTTATGGCTTAGAAATCGCAAAAGCTATAGAAAATGAATGGTTTAAAAAATCATCTGGAGTTAATAGATATTTACAAAATCAAAATAATTTTCATAAATTAAGATTATACGCAAGAGGCGAACAAAGTATACAAAAATATAAAGATGAATTATCTATTAACGGTGATTTGTCATATCTTAATTTAGATTGGAAGCCAGTACCTATTATACCTAAGTTTGTAGATATAGTTGTAAACGGCATTGCTGAGAGAACTTATGATATTAAAGCATATTCACAAGATCCATCTGGTGTTAATCAAAGAACAGCTTACATGCAACGTATCTTAACTGATATGAAAACTCAACCTATAACTCAATTTATTCAACAAAATTTTGGTATAAATTTACAATCTATGCCTACACAAGATTTACCTGATAATAATGAAGAGTTAGAATTACATATGCAGTTAAATTATAAGCAGGCTATTGAAATAGCTGAGGAACAAGCTATTCAAACTGTTTTTAATATGAACAGCTATGAATTAATAAAGAAAAGGTTTTATTATGACCTAGCTGTTTTAGGTATGGGCTGTGTTAAAAATACATTTAATACTTCTGAAGGTATAAAAATAGAATATGTAGATCCTGCAAATTTAGTATATTCACATACGGAATCACCTTATTTTGATGATATTTATTATATAGGTGAAATGAAAAAAATTACTTTAACTGATTTAAAGAAAGAATTTCCAGATTTTACAGATGAAGATATACAAGCTTTAATAAAAAATGCTGGCGGTAATTATAATTTATATAATAGATATACAGCAGGCTCAGATAAAACAGATAATAATATAATAGAAGTTTTATATTTTAATTATAAAACATATATGAATGAAGTTTATAAAGTAAAAGAAACTTCAACTGGTGCAGAAAAAATTATTAAAAAATCTGACGCGTTTAATCCGCCCACAACTAAAGGTTTAAGATTTGAGCGTATTGCAAAAAATGTAGAAGTCTTATATGAAGGTGTATATATACCTGGCGCTAAAAAACTTTTAAAATGGAATCTTTGTGAAAATATGTTGCGTGAAAAAAGCGATGTAAACAAAGTAAAAATGAATTATTCTATAGTTGCACCTAGAATATATAATGGTAAAATTGAATCATTAGTTAGTAGAATAACTAGTTTTGCTGATATGATTCAGTTAACACATTTAAAAATACAACAAATTCTTTCCAGAATGGTTCCCGATGGTGTATATGTTGATGCCGATGGATTAGCTGAAATTGATTTAGGAAATGGAAGCAACTATAATCCACAAGAGGCATTAAACATGTTTTTCCAAACTGGTAGTATAATTGGTAGATCATTTACGTCTGATGGCGATATAAATCCAGGTAAAATACCAATACAAGAAATAAATAATTCAGCTGGAACAGGCAAACTATCTGCTTTAATTAGTACATATAATTATTATATGCAGATGATTAGAGATGCTACAGGTTTAAATGAAGCTAAAGACGCTAGTACACCTGATAGAAACGCTTTAGTTGGTGTACAAAAATTAGCCGCTGCAAATAGTAATACTGCAACTAGACATATACTACAAAGCGGTTTATTTTTAACTACAGAAACAGCGGAAAAAATATCATTAAGAATATCTGATGTTTTAGAATATTCGCCAACAGCAAGTGCTTTTGTGCAAGCTATTGGTTCTCACAATGTTGCTACATTACAAGAAATGTCAGAATTACATTTACATGACTTTGGTATATTTTTGGAATTAGAGCCAGATGAAGAAGAAAAACAAATGTTAGAAAATAACATACAGGTTGCAATTGGGCAAAATAATATTCATCTTGAAGACGCAATTGATATTAGAATGATAAAGAATGTTAAACTAGCAAATCAATTGTTAAAACTTAGAAGAAAAAAGAAATCACAAGAGGATCAGCAAAAAGCACAAGCAAATATTCAAGCTCAAGCCCAAGCAAATGCGCAAGCACAACAAGTAGCAGCTCAAGCTGAAGTTCAAAAGCAGCAAGCTTTAACTCAAAGTAAAATACAGCTAGAGCAAGCAAAAGGTCAGCTTGAAATGAATAAATTAATGGCTGAAGCTAATTTAAAGAAAGAATTAATGAATTTAGAGTTCCAAATGAACATGCAATTACATGGAGCTAAGAATGATATTGAAAAACAAAAATTAAAAGAAAAAGAAGATCGTAAAGATGAGAGAACTAAAATACAGGCTTCTCAACAGAGCGAACTAATTAATCAGCGTAAAAATAATTTACCGCCTAAAAGCTTTGAATCAGGTGGAAATGATATTTTAAGCGGTGATTTTGACTTAGGTGCGTTTGAACCTAGGTAATATATAAATTGTATAATCATATAATATTTTATTATGGCAGAAGAAATTAAAGCAAAAGTTGTAGAGACAGAAGAATTGTCTATACAAGAAAAAGAACAAGAAGTACAAAAAAATGCTGGATTTGACGAAGAATCGGGTATGTACAAAGTAGATTTAACACAACCACCAAAACAGCAAGAAGATGCCGTTCAAGAACAAGAAACAAAAGATAGCGTGTCTAGCGGAAGCAGCGAGAATGAAGAAGCTGGGCAAGAAGCCGAAGTGGGATTGCAAGAAATACGACAAGAAGAAGAAGAAGTAATTGAAGAGCCACAAGAAGAGGCGGTATTAGAAGAAATTACAGATGAAGAAGATACAGTTGACAATACAGGAGTGGAAACAAGCACTGAAGTTACCAACTCCCCACCGCAACAAGAAGAAGTATTACCGGAAGCTAAAGCACAAGAATCAATAGAATATCCGGAAAATATTCAAGACTTAGTTAGGTTTATAAATGAAACTGGTGGTACATTGCAAGATTATGTTGAATTGAATAAGGATTATGAAAAGTTTGATAACATGGATTTATTGCATGAATATTATACTAAAACTAAACCTCATTTATCATCAGATGAAATTGTATTTTTAATTGATGATAAATATAATTTTGACGAGGAAGTAGATGATCCTAAAGATGTTAAAAGAAAAAAATTACTTTTTAAAGAAGAAGTTGCACATGCAAAGCAACAATTAAATCTACAAAAAGATAATTATTATAAAGAAATTAAAGCTGGTAATAGATTAACTCCTGAAGCTAAAGAAGCATTAGACTTTTTTAATAGATATAATAAGGAGAATGAACAGCAACAAGAAATAGCGCAAATCCAAAGAGATGCGTTTAACAATAAAACCAATTCGCTTTTTAACGATAAGTTCAAAGGTTTTGAATATAATGTCGGAGATAAGAGATTTAGGTTTAATGTGAAAAATGTAAATAAGGTTAAAGAAACCCAGGGCGACATTAATAACTTTACTAAGAAGTTCTTAGATACAGAGAATAAAATGGCTGATGCTGCTGGTTATCATAAAGCTTTATTTACCGCGATGAATCCCGACGCTATTGCTCAACACTTTTATGAGCAAGGTAAAGCAGATGCTATTAAAGAATCTGTTAAGTCTGCAAAAAACATTAATATGAACCCACGGTCAGCGCACCAAGAGGTAGAAGTTGGTGGTATAAAAGCAAAAGTTATTAGTGGAGATGATTTGTCAGGAATTAAACTAAAATTAAAAAATTATTAAAACTTTTGAAAAATGGCAAACAATAATGTAAATTTTGCTGGCCCAGTGGCTGGCAGTATAGTTACTCCTGCGGCTCAAAAAATGACGCTTACAAGTAACTATTTAAATTTTCATGGTACAGGTGGAAAAAACTGGTCACAACAGTATCTACCTGAACTATACGCTCAAGAAGTTGAAAGATACGGAAATAGATCTGTTTCTTCATTTTTGAGAATGGTAGGTGCTGAAATGCCTATGGCTTCTGATCAAGTTATTTGGTCTGAACAAGGTAGATTACACCTAGCATATGAAGGTTCTGTAAACATAGAAACTGGAGTAGTTACATCAATTACAGGAATCGATTCAGGTGCAACAGAGGCTCACGCAGTAAGAAAAGGAGCAACTGTAGTAGCTGTAGTAGAAGGGGTTGTATTTAAAGGATTTGTATCAGCTGGAGTTGAAGCTGCTACTAACACATTGACTATTTTACCTTACGGCGCAGAAAATATCAACGATTTAGCTGGTACATCTGCAAGTGGTAGTAAAGCTATTAAATTCTTTGTATACGGTTCTGAATTTGGAAAAGGAACTGACAGCATGGCAAATTCTGTAGAGCCTGTGTTTAAATCTTTCACTAACAGACCAATGATTATCAAAGATCACTTTGAAATTTCTGGTTCTGATACAGCTCAGATTGGTTGGGTTGAAGTAAGTGGAGAGGCTGGACAATCAGGTTACTTATGGTATATGAAGGCTGAAGGTGACACTAGAGTTAGATTTGAAGATTATTTAGAAATGACTATGATTGAAGCAGAAAAAGTAGTTACATCAGATACTGCTACTGCTGATTCACAACTTCATGATTTAGCTGGAGGTGGCGTTCAAGGTTCTGAAGGATTATTAGCTGCAATTGGAAACAGAGGTATAGTAGCAACAAATCAATTTGATGCGTCTACAACTGCCCCTGATAAACTTGCTGAATTTGATTCTTTATTAAAAGAATTAGACAAGCAAGGTGCAATTGAAGAAAATATGTTATTCTTAAACAGAGACGCGAATCTTTACATCGATGATTTATTAGCAGGATTAAACCCTAATATTTCAACAGGAGTAAACTTTGGTGTATTTGAAAACTCTGAAAACATGGCACTTAATTTAGGATTCTCTGGATTTAGAAGAGGTTCTTATGACTTTTACAAAACTGATTGGAAATATCTTAATGATAAATCTACAAGAGGTTTAGTAGGGGGATTAAAAGGACTTTTAGTACCTGCTGGTACATCTTCGGTTTATGACCAACAATTAGGTAAAAATGTTAGAAGACCTTTCTTACACGTAAGATATAGAGCTTCTGAAATGGATGATAGAAGAATGAAGTCTTGGATTACTGGATCAGTTGGCGGAGCTACTGCATCAGGTATTGACAAAATGGAGATTCACTATCTTTCTGAAAGATGTTTAGTAACGCAAGCTGCTAACAACTTTATCAGATTTGACTCTTAACAATTAATATAAAGGAATGGGTGCTTCGGCACCCTGCCCTTTTATTTTAAACTTTTATTATATTATATTATGGAAAAAATAAAAAAAGAAAAAGTTGTTGAACAAAAAGTTGTTCAACCAAAAGCAGAAATTAAAAAACCTGCAAAACCAAAATACAGAGACAAAGTGTATGAATTAAATTTAAATCAAACACCTATTGTATATGTATTAAAAAGCAGAGGGCTTTATTGGTTTGATGAAGAAAAAGGATTTGAAAGAGAAATAAAATATTGCGAAAATCAAAAAACAATATTTGTTGATGAAATGAAAGGACCAGAAAGATTGAGCCATATTATTTTTAGAGATGGACAACTATATGTTCCAAAAGAAAAACAAACATTACAAACATTCTTAGATTATCATCCTTGGAATGGACAAAAATTTACTGAATACAATGCAGAAGTTATTGCTGAAAATGATATGGAATATCTTGAAGTTGAAATTCAAGCTTTAAATACAGTCCAAACTTTAGATGTTGATAGAATGGAAGCTATATTAAGAACAGAACTTGGAAATAAGGTATCTAACATGAGTTCTAAGGAAATAAAAAGAGATTGCTTATTATTTGCTAGGCAAAACCCTTATTTATTCTTAGAATTAGCTAATGATGAAAATATAAATATTAGAAATATTGGAATTAAAGCTGTAGAAGCTGGTATTGTAAAACTATCAAATGATCAAAGAACATTTATGTGGGGATCAAACGATAGAAAACTTATGACGGTTCCATTTGATGAAAATCCATATTCTGCTTTAGCGGCATATTTTAAAACCGATGAAGGCGTTGAAGTATACCAAACAATTGAAAAGAAACTAAAGTAAACACAATGTAGGTGAGGCCTGCTTTTGTGGGCCTTTAACCTATAATAAAAATATAATGGCAGTAAACGTAAATACAGTATACCAAAGAGTATTAGCTATAACAAATAAAGAACAACGAGGGTATATAACACCTCAGGAATTTAACACTATTGCAAATCAAGCACAGCTTGATATATTTGAGCAATATTTTTACGACTTAAATCAGTTTGGAAGAGTACCGGGCAACCAAACAGATTATGCTGACATGCTAGAAATACTAGAAGAAAAAATAAGTATATTTGAAAAAACTGGTATTGCAGTTTCTGGAGGTACTACACTTCCAACAGATTTATATAGGCTTGGATCTATATTAACAAATTGCCCATCTTGCCGAGAAGTAGAGCAAATAACTCAAAAAGAATGGTTATATATTCAAAAATCTCCTATTGCTCAACCAACAAATGAATTTCCTATATATATAAGAGACAACGCCGGTATAAAAGTATACGGGACAGATAACGCGCAAATAACATCTGGGGTATACGCAAACTATGTTAAAATACCAGCAATAGTTTCATGGGCGGCAAATAGCACAACCGGGTTATACAATTCGGCAGCATCAACTAATTTTGAATTACACGAATCAGAAGAAACAGAATTAGTAATTAAAATATTAGCATTAGCAGGAATAATATTAAAAGATAATTCTGTATATGCAATGGCCAGCGGAGAAGACACTAAGAATGTATCACAAGAAAAACAATAATAAATGGCTTTTATAAATCAAACACACTATCAATATTACAATACAGGTGAAAAATTTACCGCAACAGCAGATCAAACTGAATTTCAGTTAACGCTAGACCCTTTGCCAATTTCAAAATCAAAATTTCTTGTTTTTGTAAATGGGGCAGAGGTGGATGATAATATATATAATTATAGCGCAACTGGTAGCAATGCAGGTAAAGTAATATTTACATTTGGGAATCAAAGATCGCTAGGTGATACTGTAGAAATTAAATTAATAAACCCAGTTATAGCAGGTAATTATAGATATATATCTTTAAGCGATATAGTTAATAATTTTATGGTTTCATATGTTGGTAAAGATAAAATAATACCTAGAATTAAAAGAACAGATGTTTTATTTCATGCTAAAAGAGGTATACAGGAATTTAGTTATGATATAACAAAAGTTGAAAAAATACAAGAAATTGAAGTACCAGATACATTAGCTATGGTTATGCCACAAGATTATGTTGATTATGTACAAATTTCACGTATTGATGATGTTGGGTTTGAACATACTTTATATCCAGCTAGGCACACTTCAATTCCGTCAGAATCAATATTACAAGATAATGAAGCGGAATATTTATTTGATGATGACGATAGTTTATTAACTCAAACACCAGAAACTCAAACAAGATTTAAAAACATGACATCAACCGTAATGGATGATTCATTAGAAAATATTAATACAGCTAATGACAGATATGAGGAATTTGGCAGAAGATTTGGAATAAATCCTGAGTTAGCTAATAAAAATGGTAGCTTTGTAATTGATGAAATAAATGGAAAAATACATTTTAGTTCAGATTTAGTTAATAAAATTATAACTTTAAAATATGTTTCTGATGGTATGGGTACTGATGCTGAAATGAAAGTACATAAATTTGCAGAAGAAGCAATATATAAACACATTATTTACTCAGTAGTTAGCTCTAGAATAAACTTTCCAGAATATATAGTTAACAGATATAAAAGAGATAGATTTGCTACAATGAGAAACGCTAAATTACGTTTAGCTAATCTTAATCCGCGCGAGCTTGCTCAGGTAATGAGAAATAAATCAAAAAATATAAAACACTAAAATATGCCAGAAATTAAGAATTCTTTTCTAAAAGGTAAAATGAATAAAGACCTTGACGAAAGATTAATTCCGAATGGAGAATACAGAGACGCGCTTAATGTTGATGTAGACTATTCAGAAGGTAGTGATGTTGGTGCACTAAAAAATATTTTAGGCAATACGCAAAGAGATACTATAAGTTTATCTGGTGCAACATGTATTGGTTATGTTAAGGACACTGAAAATGATAAAATATACTGGTTTATAACATCTAGCGCAAAAGATTTAATAGCTGAATGGGATGTTGCAAATAATTCTTATGATACAATATTAGTAGATAGTGGGAATGTATTAAATTTTAATACAAATAATTTAATAACCGGTGTTAATGTATTAGATGGTGTATTATATTTTACAGATGATTTAAATGAACCTAGGCAAGTTGATATAGAATATTGGAGGGGACAAACATCAGGTTCAACAGGTACAAGTACAGGTTTAGCGGCTGATAAAATTACAGTAATTAAAAAAGGACCGTTTAAAGCGCCAACTTTAAATATGAGTGCTACTTCAAGAGGCGGTGCGGGTACGTCAGGAAATGACGCAGTAACAACAAGTTTAAATTTAGGTGCTACAAATAGTAGCGCTTTAGTAATATCAAAAGATTCCGGTGACACAATATCAGGAACTTTTTCAACTGCACCTAATTATAAGCCAAATGACATTATAATATTAACAGAAATATATACAGATCCAACAGATGGTTCTGAAACTAAAGTTGAAGCAAGAATAAAACTACCTTCAAACTATTCAGAGGGCGCTACTACATTTACTAATGCTGAAATATTAACAATAAGTGAAAGAGCGGTAGGAGCGAACAGAACGTATACATGTATTCTACAAGAAGACGATCCTTTATTTGAATTAAAATTTGCAAGATTTGCATATAGATACAAGTATGGCATAACAGATAGCAATGGAATAACTAGAGGTAATCAATATTCTGTAATGTCGCCATTTTCTAATGTGGCATTTTTACCAGACGCAACAGCTGGTAATAATACTGGGTTTGAATTTAATGCAGAAACAGGCATGAACTTAGGAATGGTTAATAGCCTAAGAAATTTAAAAATACAAAATATAAATGATAGGTTAAGTGCAGATGTACAAGAAATAGATATTTTATATAAAGATTCAGTAGGCACAAATGTATATATAGTTGATACAATAAAAAGAACAGGCGGAAACTTTCCTAGCCCTTTAGAATATGAAGTTAAAGATGAGCAAATATTTAAAGTAATACCATCAAATCAATTATTAAGATTATTTGATAGCGTTCCTAAAAAAGCAAAAGCACAAGATATAACTGCTAATAGATTAATATATGGTAACTATGTACAAAATTTTAATTTATTAGACTCAAGCAATAATCCTGTAAATCCAACATTTGATATAAATTTAGTTAATAGATATGATTCAGATTCTGCAGATAGAGTTCAAAAACAATCTATAAAATCTAATAGAACATATCAACTAGGAGTTGTTTATTATGATGAATATGGGCGACAAACACCTGTTTTAACAGACAGCTCAGGCGTTATAAAAGTACCTCTTGGCGAAGCAAAAAATATTACAAAACTTACAGCAAAAGTAACTTCAAATGCACCAACATTTGCAACAGATTATAAATATTTTATAAAAGAAATTTCAGAATTAACGTATAATTTTGTTGTAGATGGGTTCTATCAAGATAGACAAGGTTATATTTACATGTCTGTTCCTTCTTCAGAAATAAATAAAGTTGATATAGATGACGTTATTATTTTGAAAAAGAAAAGTGGTAATGAAGCAGCTGATACAACAGATAAATTTAAAATATTAGATAAATTAACTACGCCTCCTGATTTTCTTGCAAAACCTATGCGTATAAAATACGAGCCAGATGAGTTTTTCTTTGGCAGAAATTTTAATATCCATGATACTGTATATTCTACAGATGGAGGACAAAGAGCAATACCAGGTTCAACGCCTTTACCTAATAGAAATACAATTGTAGTTCATACTATGTTAAAAAATTCTGTTGATCCTCAAGAAAAACAACTAGATGGCGGTGGTAATATTAGCAGCAGTGGACCAGGTGTTTCGCAAGAAGCTTTCGCAGAGTTAAAAAAAGGTAATAAAGTTAAATTTGTATTAGATGACGAAGAATCAGATACATATGAAATAGCATCATCATTTAAAAGTACAGATAACGAAGATGATGTAGAAGTACATTTTAAAGAAGAATTTGGCTCAGATGTTAGATTTATATATGAAGATGGAGATAGCATAGAATTAGATTATTCTGTAAGCGGGGGAAGTATTCAGGCCACAAAAGTTAGAGATGGTGTTAAATTATGCACTGTTGAGCAAGTTGACGAAAGTGGTAAACCTGAATATCAAGGTAGATTCTTTTTGAAAATTAAAGCTGATACTAATCTTTTAGATGATTTAAGAGGAAGCACAAATTTTGAAAATTTAAATGCAGTTAGTAGCACAAATATAGATGGTAAAAAAGATGATGATCATAGAAAAGTTTACGTTAGATTCGGAGGTAAAAAATTAATAGATTCAACAGCAACAGCCACACCTGCAACATCAGGTGGTTTTGGAGGCTGGGGATCAGATAATGGTTATGGAAATAATTTAGGTTTTACATCAGATAAATTAGCAAAAGGATTTCATGTTGCTTTTGAAACAACGCAAGTTTATCATCATTCAGATTCAAAATACCCTGCTTGGCCATTTTTGAAAAAGCTAAAAAAAGATAATTATATGCAGTTTGATAATTCTGGTACAGGCGACCATGATGCATCAGGCACAACTGTTCAAGATAGCAATTATTATAAAATAGTAGAAGTAGAAGAATTTGGCCCTAATAACTCTAATTTTAGAAAATTATATGCAGTAAAATTTGACAGACCGCTCCAAGAAGATTTAACTTTTTATAGTGCCACAAACGGTGGGTCTCAATTGAGAGCTTTTCAAGCAACTGTTTTTGAATATAAAGACGATTTAGTGGGTATTAAAAATCCGCCTATATTTGAAGTTGAGCCTAAAGATAGTGTTGACATAGATATATATTACGAAACACAAGAAAGTTTTACTGTATCTAGTAATCATGGTAACACAAATTCATTATCATATTTTAATTGCTTTAGTTTTGAAAATGGCGTTGAATCATTTATAATAAGAGATGATTTTAATGCACCGCCTATGGGCAAAGGTGTTAGAGTGTCAACTATATTTGAAGAAAATTATCAAGAAGAAAGAATTAAATCTGGTTTAATATTTTCTCAATTATATAATGGCAAAAGCGGAACAAATCATTTAAATCAGTTTATTATAGCTGAACCAATAATAAAAGATTTAAATCCACAATATGGAAGTATACAGTTGTTGCATACAAGGTATAATGATATTATTGCATATTGCGAAGATAAAGTATTAAAAATATTAACAAATAAAGACGCTTTATTTAACGCAGATGGCAACACTAATGTAACTTCTAATACCTCTGTTTTAGGTCAAGCAATACCTTATAATTCAAATTACGGTATAAGCACAAATCCTGAAAGTTTTGCAGATTTTACTTATAGGGCTTACTTTACAGATAAAAAGAATGGTGCTGTTATAAGACATTCTGCTGACGGTATGGAGGCAGTTTCAGATTATGGTATGAAAGATTATTTTAAAGATAATTTAAGATTACAGAGTGGATATATGCATGGCTCATACGATGAAAGAAAAAATCAATATAATTTAAGTTTGCCTATTACAGAAAATAAAAGTGTATCTTTTTCCGAATCTATAAAAGGTTGGCCTAGTAGAAAATCTTTTGTAACAGAAGGAGGGGTAAGTATTAATAATAAATATTTTACATTTAAAAATGGACATATATATGAACATCACGTAGGGACTAGAAATAATTTTTATGGTGCTCAATATAATTCTGAAGTAAAATTTGTTTTTAATGAAGCTCCCGCTAATATGAAAAACTTTAGAACATTAAACTACGAAGGCGATACTGGTTGGACATGCCCTGACTTTGATACTGACCAGCAAGATGGTAGTATAAGTACATTTGTTAATAAAGAAAACAAATACTTTGGTTATGTAAGAGGAGTTACAGAAAGCACTGGAACAATAGATTTTAAAGCACTAAATGTACAAGGTATAGGTAATTGGGCTACTATTAATCTTTCAGGCGGCACAGTAACACTTACTTTTGCCGAAGGAGCACCTAATGATTTACAGGTTGGAGATGTATTATATTATGTCCACCCAAGCACAAATGCTACAACAAAATTTGGCCCAGTTACTGTAGTAAATGGGACTGAAGTAAGAGCAACTTATACGGGCTCGCCACCAACATCACCAGCATATTTTGTATTTTATGTTAAAAATGCAAGTTGGGAAACAAGTGGATTATTAGGGTATTATGCCGATGTTACTTTACGTACAACATCAACAGATAATAAGGAATTATACTCAGCAGGTAGTGAAATTAGCATAAGTAGTTAATGCGTAATAATAAATAATATGTTAATCACACAATTAGGAAAAAATGTATCTAAAATAGATTTTAGTAAATTAACAAATAATAATAAAAATATGGAACCGGTATCAACAGCGATGTTTGCAGCCCAAGCAGTTGGAGGAGTAGTAAAAACTGTAGGTAGTTTATTTGGTGGAGGAGCAAGAAGACGTGAGCAAAGAGAAGCTAAAGCTGAATTAGCTCGAAGAACTTCAGAATTTGAAAATTTAGACACTTCAAATCCTTATAAAAACCTTACAAATACATACGAAAATTTAACTGTTAATACACAAGCGGCAGATTTTGCAGCTCAACAAACAGCGCAAGGCGCAGCTAATATAATGAGTAATTTAGCAGCAGCGGCCGGCGGTGGAGGAGTTGCAGCTTTAGCACAATCATTAGCTAATTCACAAGCGCAAGCGGCACAAAAAGCATCTGCAGATATTGGGGCGCAAGAACAAAGAAATGCAATGTTAAGCGCACAAGGTGAGGCAAATAGACAAAAATTAGTAGCAGCAGGTGAAAGACAAACCCAGGCAATGGAATACGAAAAAACAAGTACATTATTAGGTATGTCACAACAAAGGCTAGCAGCAGCAAATCAAGCAAGAGCAGACGCAACAAATCAGTTAATTGGCGGATTAAGTGATACTATAGGTGGTTTAGCTGGGGGCGGTGCTTTTTCTGGTGAAGAAAATGCATTAGGAAAAATGTTTGGAGCAAAATAAAATAAATAATTATGGCAAATAAATTATTAATATTAGGTGCTGCAATGGCACACAAAAATAAAAGTTACAATTTAGGTATAGGCATTGGCCCTACCGTAGATAAAAGTGTAGCTAAATTTCAAAAAATACTTTCCGATAGGCAAGCCAGATTAAATAATTCTACTCAATATGCACAGCGTAGAATTGATAAGCTTGACGCAGACCCTGAATTAGATTTATTACCAGAAGGAATAAAAGATTTATTTGTAACGGATTTAGATAATACAAGAAAAACTCTTGGTGAGCTATATACAGAAAAAGATTTAAATGCTTATAAATATAGAGTGGGGACAGATGAGTATACCGAAATTCAAAAAGAAATTTCAAAAAACGAAAAAAAATTAAAGAAAAGACAAAAACAAGCTAATGATTTTTTACAAAAAAGAGCTAACTGGATAACAGAGCATGAAGATATTTCAGAAACATTTAAACTGCGTTTTCCTGACCAATATCATGCAATGATTAATATTTTTGACCCAGATAATCCAACCTACACTGCTACTTTTGATGAAAATGATGATTTAATCTTTGAGGCACCTACAGCAATTAATACACCTGATAATATTGGTCCTGGGTTACAAGGGCAAAGTACAGGGAATTTTAGTAAAACAAAAATGAAATTAGATGATTTAGATTGGGGCATGTTTCCTCAACCTGAAATAATGAAAATAAATGAGTTTTACGAAGTAGCCAATAATGCAGGTGCACAAAAAAGAGAAATTCCAGCCGGTACTCTTAGAAATATGGAGATTTATTTAGGCAATGTAATTAAGAAAAATGAAAATGCTGTTTATTCATTGTTATTTGATGATTTACCTATAGGAGATCTTAATAATAAAATGCCATTGTTTACAGATGAAGATTTTGCAGAAATGTTTCCTAATTTTAACGAGTCTGATGAATCTACTTGGCCAGATTTTAATCAATTAAAAGATGCTGCTGTTAATAAATTAATTTCAAATATTCAACAAGAAAACGCAAACGCAATAGAAAAACAAAACCCAGCCGTAACAAATTATTATAATACAGGGACTCAAACCGCAATAGATAAAAAATTCGCAACTGGAGCTTTAATACAACAAACTATTCAAGGTGTAGCGGGTTTAAAAGATAAATCAGTAAAATCAATTGCAAATTACATACAAAATAGCAGTCCTTTTAGCGGTAAAATATCTTTAATAGAAGATAGCGGAGATGTTCAAGCTCAAGGTGTTAGCTCAGAGGCTCAAATGTTGCAAAAATATAACATTTTACCACAATTACAACAAGCGGCCGCGGGCGATATATATCCTTTAATACAAAAACTTTTTAATGAAACTGGTTTAGGTTTTGATACAGTCGTTGGAATAGATCAATATAAAATACTTGAAAGAAAGGGGCAAGTTGAGTTCCTATCATCCGGTTTATAAATAAAATAATTGCATGTCAGATATTAATAATCTTTTAATAGAGGCGTTATATACAAAATATGCGCCTGAAAAAAATATCAATGCACAAATTAATTTTGTACAATCAAACTATGATTCACAAGATAAATTTGTAGAAGACTTTTATAAAGAATATGGAGTTGAATTAACGCCTGAAAAAAAATTATTTATAAGCCAAAATTTTGGTGGTTTTGGAGTAACAGCAAAGCCAACAATAAATGAAAAAGATTTTGATGTTTCTATAAGTCCTGAGTCTGCTGATTTTGTATCTTTCGGTTCTTTAACAGAGCAAGAAGAAAAAAATATTAAAAATAAATTTACTACTGAGGACAACGAACCATATTTAGGCTATTTAGATAGAAAAGTTTATAAATACCAAGCTACTGGCGAAAACATATTTGAACAAGGTGCAAACATGGCGGAAACTTCTTTAGGCCAAAATATGTTTTATAATAATTATGAAATTATTGAAACCGACGAGCTTCAATTAACTGAGGATTTAAACTATACTGCAGAAGACAGAGATACTCATCTTGCTAATGAAATTAAAAAATTTAAAAATCCTACTAATCCCGAATATAATTTATCTGAAGCAGAAATTCAAGAAATAAATCAAATAAAAAAAGAAGTATTTGCGGGAGTAGTTGGTGCAGATTTGCAAAATGAAGAATTATATAAAAAAGCAGCATCAATAAAGTTATTAAATAGATATAAAGATGAATACACCTCTTCTATAATACAAACCAAAGTTGATAAATATATTAGAAGCAGAGCTGATTTATTTGGTGGATATGAACAAATGTCTGGATTTGGCATTGAAGACCCTGATAAGCCTAAGTATGAAGAATTTGATAGATTAAAAGATATTGTTTTTAATGATGTTGATAAGTTTAAAGAAGTTAATGAAAACATATTAAAAGAATACGATAAAAATCAAGAATTAGGTAAAGAAATATTAGCTTATCAAGAAAAAACATCACAAGATGATTTTGAATTTAATGCAGATGAAGCGATAGAAATGCAAAACAAATTAGCATTATACAATGCTAACCAAAAAGTTTTAACAGATGCTATTTCAAAATTTAGATTAAATACTAAAAATTTAAACGTATTAATAAATAGCGCTGATTTATTAGGTAAAGATTATGATTTACTTAAGAAAAATTTAGCAAGAATAGGTTTAGGATTTGGCGATTTAGGATTAGGCGGATTAAGAGTATTATCAGCCGTTTCTAATGTAGTACCATTCCAGGCTGCTTGGGCCCAGGAAAGAGGCGAAATGCTAGATAATCTTTCTTTAAAATGGGATAATTATAAGATGGGTAAAATGAATTCTTATTCACCCGATATTAAATTTGCAGACGCATTTAAAGACGGTAATTTTGGAGCATTTGTAGCCCAAGAAATTTCTACACAAATCCCTATATTTACAACAATGATTGGTGGTGGTGGAATTGCAGGATTCGCTACAAAAAGATTATTAGGTGCTAGCGCTGCAACAAGGACTGTTAGTTTATTTGGGAGAAAAACGCCATTATTACCTATTGCTGAAGCTACTGGTGCTGGTGGTACAATAGCTATTACATCAGGAGGACAGCAATACAATACAATGACAGCTCAGGAAATGAGAGACCCTTTTTTAGAGTTTAGTGAAGCTGAAAAATTTTTAGTTTCTGCAGGGTATGGGGCGTCAGAAGGTGTATTTGGAACTGCACCTAGTTATCTTTTATTACGTAATACCGCCAATCTATTTTTAAGAAGTGGTAAAAGTGCAGCGTTTAAATTAAATATGAAGCAATACATTGCTCAAAATATAGCCTTTCCAATGGTGGCAGAGCCTTTAAGTGAAGGCTTAACAACTGTTACACAAAACATGTTATTAGGCAGACCAGTAATGGAAAATGTTGATCATGCAATGTTTTCTGGTCTTATGTTTAGTGTTATGATGAATGCTTCACCTGCAATAGCGGGCAGATTAATGCAGGACTTTAGCAGTATAACTAAAATGAAAGAATTTAACAAAATAAATTCTGAAATGAATGGTATTGATAAGGCTTTAAATAGAAAAAATTCAAAGTTTAAAAAAGGAACAGCTGAATATGATAGCCTTATAAACACATATAATCAATTACAAATGGATAGAGATGCCATAGTAAATGATTTATATGATAATATAACTACTAAAGTTTCTAAAAGGTCTTTTAAACAATTTATGGAAAATACATCCGCACAATCAGATATTAGAGTGCGGGCAGAAAAAATTGTTAAAGAAGGCGGGATGTTTTTATCTGCTGAAGATACTAACGCACTTAATGCTTTACAAAAAGAATTTGATCAGTACCAATTTGCAAGAGATTTATTTAGGTCACAAGAAAATTTTGGTAATGAGTTTGCTAATTTAAAAGGTAAAGATTCTTCGCTTTACGACATGTATATAAAGAAAGCAAAACAAAAATTAAAAGCAGACGGTATAAACGACCCTAGCTCCGTTAAAACTTTTCAAGAAGCATCTAGTATATATTTTGATGATCAATTTGAATTATATACAAAAAATGTAAAAAAGAATGATTTAGTTAATATGCAGGTGTTTGAAACTAATCAAGAGTTGCTTAACTATCTTGATTCAGACCCAGCGCGTAAAGCAGAGCTTGATAAAAAAGAAAAAAGATGGGTTGTTGAAGATGGTAAACTAGTTTATAAAACAGACACAAGAAGAAACGCAATATTAAAAGGCGATATAAACGGTATCAATACAACTATTAATGGTAAAAAATTTGAATTAATATCTAAAGAAAATTCATTAAATAATGAAAGAGCTGGTACAGGTTATCATGAGTTTTCGCATTCAGTTTTATTTGAAGCATTGGCCGCCCAGCCTGAGCAATATCTTGATATAGCTGTAGCTATTAGAGATTATGTAAAAGAAACAGATAAAAAATTATATAACCTTATGTTTAAATCTGCGGGTGGTCAACAGGCAGATATAGCTAATCCGGAGGAGGTTATAGTAAACTTTTTAGAAAGAGTAGCAGAAGGAAAAATTAAAGACCCTAAGTTTATTGGTGTAGTTTCTGAAAGCTTAAGTAAAACTTCTGGGCTAGATGTTAACTTTAGAAGCGAAATAGATACTATAAAGTTTTTGCATGATTTAGGTTTAAAAATAAAAAATGGTACTTTTAAAAGAGGCGATTTAAAAAGCATAAGAGTAAATTTAAGAGGAAAGCTTAATGAAGCTAATACTGAGGTAAGAAAAATGATTGATGACTCAAAATATTCTGATTCAGATGCTAATATCATACAAACCCTTTATAATAATCTTGGCGCTGAAGCCGCACCACAAATTGCAAATAATAAGTATGTTAGAAAAGTTATAAATGAAGTTTTAAGAAAATATTCAAATGTACCTGGCTATGCTACTTATAAAAAAGAATTTGAAGATGGCTTAATTAATGATCCAACTTATGGTATATTAGGGTCCTTGTTAACATATGATTCTAATAGAGACCCCGTTTTAGTTAAGCGTATTATTTTTAATTTAAGACAAAGAAGTAAAACGATTGCCGAAGATATATTTCCTCAAGCCTTTGCTGATGATGTTACAGAAGTTAAAAATGTAACAGAAGACGTTACAAGCGTTGAAATATTAGATCAAAGAGAAAGCCTTAGAATTTCATTAGGGCTTAATGAAGACGTTATAAACCGCGTTAAACAGTCTGTATTAAAGACATTTGGTGGTAAATTGCCTAATGTTACAAGCATACAGTTTAGAAGAAAGCTACAAGAGTCATTCAGAATATTTTTAAAGAAAACAATTGCTAAAGATGTACTAAAACAAGGTGACGCGTACAAAGCATTTTTAGAAAACAATTTTGAATTAATATATGGTGTATTATCACAAGGTAATATAAATAAAAGATTTAAACCTTTTGCTGAACCTATATTAGGAAAAGATGGCAAACAGCTTAGAGAAAAAACTGCAGAAGGTAATAAAATATTTATTAAAAGAAAACTTACAAAAGAAGAATTTGTAAATTATTTTGTAGGCGAAGATGTCAAGCCTTCTACTAGAGGCACAAGAAAAACTGCATTAGCAGAATCATTAGCTGAAGAAATTGCATTTGACGCTACATTAGATGTATTAAGAGATCCCGCGCCAATTGATAATGCTGGTAATACTTTATTAGATAGAGTTGAACAAATTATAGAAATTAACGGTGAAGAGTTTAGCGAAAACTATTTAGCGCAAGTTGCAAAAGAAATTGATAGAGCAACTGATTTTAAATTTAGCGATTCAAGCGCAGGTATAACGGTATTAGACTTTGATGACACTGTAGCTATATCTAAAAGCATGGTTATTGTTGAAATGGAAGACAAAACTAAAAAAGAATTAACACCTGCAGAGTTTGCAAAACAACATGACGCTTTAAAGAAGGAAGGCGCTAAGTTTGATTTTAGTCAGTTTAATAAAGTTATAGGTGGTGAAAAAGGACCTTTATTTGGTAGATTACAAAAAGCTGTAAATAAATTTGGAAATAAAAATGTATTTATATTAACAGCTAGACCGCAAGAAGCAGCACCGGCTATAAAAGCATGGTTAAAATCACAAGGTATAGCATTAGCAGAAAAAAATATAGTTGGATTATCTGACGGTTCGCCGCAAGCAAAAGCCGATTGGATATTAGGAAAAGCACAAGAAGGATTTAATAACTTTTATTTTGCAGACGATGTATTAGAAAATACTTATGCAGTTGAACAAGTACTATCGCAGGTTGATGTTAAATATCGTGTAAACCAAAACTTCGGGCCCTCTCAATTTAGTGACTCAGGTAAAGTTGAAGGGCTAATTGAATTTATTGAAAATGCAATTGATAATGAATTTACAGGAGATCAATTGTGGCAATCCATGCAAAAAAATAATCCTTTAATGTATTCAATAATAACTAAAGCAAATAAAAGAGGTGAAACCGAAGAGTTATTTAGAGCAAAACAATTAAAAGGATTACTTGGGGATAAGATTGAAATACTCAATATGGAAGAGCTTGAAAATGTTTTAACCTCCAGTAGAAAAGCGCAAGACCTACAAGTTTTATTTAAATTTAAGGGCGGTGTTAATATTGGAATGGAAATTAAAATGAGCGCTCTTGCTAAAATGGGGTCAAAAAATAGTTATAAAAAATTATTAGAAAGTTATGGCGCCGACACTATGAGTAAAATAATAGACATTCAAACCGATTTGAACGGCGCAATATTTGGTATTTTAAAAAATGAAGGATTAATAGAAGGCGAAGATTATTATTTTGCACCGCCACCCGGAAAAAGTGAAACCACTGATGGCTATATAGAAATAAGATATGATCGAAAGAAATTATTAGAAAAAACTGGTTATGATAGATTGGCAAGAAAACCAAAACCTTCAAGGCCAGATGGTGGGCTTTTAACTGCAAAAGGGCTACAGTTATCTGACACAAACAAATATGAGTTTAATATACCCACACTTAAACCTATAGTAGATTTATATACAAATAAAGGCGCACAATATATAATAATTAATGGAAAAATATATTCATTAGCAACTAATCCTTTAAATATAGACACCGCTAGCTTATTAAGTTTGCCATATGATTCTAAATTACAGGTTACAATGAAAGATGAAAATGGAACAGGCGGAGAAGGTAGAATGATAATAAGAGGCTATTTACAAATGGCTGAAAAAGGAACAACTAAAAATATTAATCCTTCTGAATTTAATGATATTAAAGGCGTTAAAACTATTGAAGAAGCATTTACAAATTTTAGTGATAGTAATGTAAATTTAGATAATGAAATAAATAATATTATAGAAAAAAGCAGTACAGCTCAGGGCAAAACTGTTAAGAATATTGTTCGTTATTCTGATACTAAAGCGAAAATATTAGGTAAAAATAAAGGTAAAGGCGGCTTTTTATTTAGATTTTCAGCCGATGATTTACAAGGATTCACATATGAAATTATAAAAGGTATACGCGGCGCAGAAGGTGATAAAGCAAAACAATTTTTCCAAGAAAACCTTCATAGACCATATAATGCAGGTATTCAAGCTCTTAATTTTGAGCAATTAAAATTAATGGATGATTTTAAAGCTATAAAAGACAAAGTAAAATCAGTGCCAAAAAGATTAAAAAAAGTAATAGAAGGTGATGTATATACAAATGAGCAAGCAATAAGAATATATATGTGGAAAAAACAAGGTATGGATATACCTGGTATTCCAAAACAAGATGTTCAAGACATGGTAAATCATGTTAAAAGTGATTTAAATTTATTGCAATTTGCAAATGATTTGATAAAAATAAACGGCGTTGATGGCTATCCTGCTCCAAATCAAAATTGGGAAGCTGGCACAATAGAAATGGATTTATATGATTCTATTAATGATACTAAAAGAGCAAAGCATTTAAAAGAGTGGCAAGATAATGTAAATATTTTATTTAGTAAAGAAAATTTAAATAAAATGGAAGCCGTATATGGTTCTAATTTTGTTAAAAATTTAACAGGTATGCTAGAAAGAATGCGTACTGGTAGAAACAGAACGTCTACTAATCCTATGATTACTAAATGGCAAGATTGGATTAATGGATCGGTTGGTACAATAATGTTCTATAACATGCGTTCAGCAATCCTACAAACAATATCTATGGCCAACTATATAAATTGGCATGATAATAATATGATAGCTGCTGGTAAAGCATTTGCAAATCAAAAACAATACTGGAGAGATTGGTTATATATATTTAATTCAGATTATCTTAGAGTAAGAAGAGGCGGTTTACAATTAAATGTAAATGAAAATGAATTAGCAGAAGCTGCAAATAAAAAAGGTGTTAGAGGTGTAATAGCTTTAATATTAAGAAATGGATTTACACCTACAAGAATTGCAGATAGTATAGCGATTGCAACTGGCGGTGCTACAATGTACCGCAATAGAATATCAACATATTTAAAAGATGGATTATCGCAAACTGAAGCAGAAGCAAGAGCTTTTGAAGATTTTATGGAGGTTACAGAAGAATCACAGCAATCAAGTAGACCAGATAAAATATCTGCGCAACAAGCTAGCTCAGCGGGTAGAATATTATTAGCATTTGCTAATACACCTATGCAATATAACCGTATGATAAAAAGAGCAAGCCAAGATTTATATTATGGTAGAGGTAATTGGAAAACAAATGTTAGTAAAATAGTTTATTATAGCTCAATACAAAACTTTCTATTTAACGCTTTACAAAAAGGAGTATACGCTTTAGGTTTTGGTTTATATGAAGATGACCCAGATAAACAAAAAGAAAAAACAACAAGTGTATTTGAAGGAATGGCTGATTCATTATTAAGAGGTGTGGGTATACAAGGACAAGTTGCATTAACAGCAAAAGCATTTTTAAAAGATATAGCTAAAGAACGAAGAGGTTTTACAGAGGAAAACTGGGATAATATATTAGAATTATCACCACCTCTAGGAAGTAAAATTAGAAAAATGATGAGTGCTGATTATATGTTTAAAAAATATGAAAACAGTGTTCAAGCACAAGCAGTAGATATTCGTAATCCGTATCTTATGGCTTATGCGCAATATGCGTCAGCATTATTTAATATACCTTTAGATAGAGCATTAAGAAAAATACATAATTTGCAATCAGCAATGGCTGATGATACAGCGGAATGGCAAAGAGCTGCGTTGTTTTTAGGATGGAACGAATGGGATATTGGTATTGATGGAATGGAAAGAGAGTTAGGTAAAACACCAATAAAAACTGAAGAATATATAAAAGAAAGAGAAGAAACTAAAGAAGCACATCAAAGAAAAATTGATTCAATTGTAGATTTAGGTTACGTAAGAATTCCTTTATCTGGCCCAAAATCATTCGAGCCGGAAGGTAAATTAGGAAAAGATTATTTAAGACTAAAAAGAAAAATTGACGGTAAATATCAATATTTTGTAACTGAAGAAATATTTAATAAAAAGTTTCCCCCGCCACCACCAAAAACAAGAAAAGAAATAGAGGCGCAAGTATTAGAAAGAATAAAGAAAAAATATAACGTAAAATTATAAACTATGGCAAAAGACGCATGTTACAAAAAAGTAAAAGCAAGGTATAAAGTGTTCCCATCCGCTTACGCTAGTGGCGCAATCGCTAAGTGTAGAAAAGTAGGAGCAGCTAACTGGGGTAATAAATCTAAAAAATAAATTATGGCAAAAAAAGACTTTAAACCACATATGATGTATTGTAAAGACGGTAAAGAATATGAAGCAAAAACATATCAAGACCATTTAAAATATAAAAAACAAGGCTGTGGCCATAAAAAACCAATAAATGGCAGTAAGGAAAACTAAAAAAGGAGCTGCTCTTAAACGTTGGTTTAAAGAAAAATGGATTGATGTACGTACAGGTAAACCATGCGGTAGACGTAAGGGTGAGAAGCGTGGTACACCTTATTGTAGACCAAGTAAAAGAGTATCAAGTAAAACGCCTAAAACTTCTGGCGAGATGTCTGCTTCGGAAAAAAGAGCTAAGATTGCAGAAAAAAAGCGATTAGGACAGCCAGCAGGTAAGCCAAGAAGAGTAAAAAACGTTAAAAGACGTAAATAACAGGTGATTACATATATTATACAAACTTAACAATATGAAACAAATTTTAACTATTTTAGCGTTATTAATATCATTTAATATTACTGCGCAAGAAGAAAAGGAAAAAGGTAAATTTTTCAAATCTATTTATGATGAATTATTTAAATATGGTACATTATATGTAGCAGGTGATATTAAGAATCCAAGAGAAAATCCTAAAGATTATTTTGTAAGAACAAACCCTGATGGTAATTTATATACGCCACCAGTTGTTGTTGATGGTACAGACTATTACGATTTTGATTATCGTTATGGTTTTGGTATTCGTAAGATCGCAAGGTTTGATTATGAAAGAAAAGCTAAAGAATATTACAATGGGACTGAATCTAACGTAGCTATGACAGCTCCTAATTCATCAATTAAAGGTTTAGAGTATGTATTTCATACGGAAAAAGAAAGGTCCAGAGATGAGATATTTAAAAATCATCGTTATTTTGTAAAACATAGTGGTAAATACCACATGGTTAAGTTAGAAAGTAGAGCGCAAGGTAAAGTTGATTTTAAATACAAATCAGCAGAGGTTAGAGCTAAATTACCTATTGGAAAAAAGTTTAGCTTATCAGCAGGTGCAATGTATCGTACACATGAAAGAGCTTACGGATATAATCCAATTGAAATATGGTTAAATGAAACAAATGAAAACGGTTGGCCAGTAAATTATTGGTATCAGTTAGGTTATCAATATGGATATACAGATCAATGGGTTACTATTAATATTGATGGAGAAGAAGTGTTTGATTATTATTGGTATGATCCAGAAGGAAACACAGTAGCATATACTGATTTACAGTTCCGTGATACTATATTTGAATCATTAATTAATCGTTACAATAACGAACAATGGGATTTACTAGATCCATTTGGTGTTGTTTCACCTGTGGTCGGATTTGATTTTTATCATTTCAAGTCAAATTTCTGGCTTCATGCTTATGGCTCTTATTTATTACCATATCATAAATATGTTGAAGGTGATGAAGACTTTAGTTATTTAAATAGAAATAACTGGGGATTAGGTGGACTAAGACAAGACTCAGAACTTGAACAATGGGAAGATTTTCAAGCTGGTATAAACTTTGGATGGAAACTAAACAGATCAATAGGTGTATTTTTTGAAGGTGAATATACTAAGTTCTGGGATAGTAGAATATATAACGGGTCTGTTGGACTAAATATAACACTAAGATAATGGCAAAGCAAATCGGAGAAGATACTAAAGTAACATTAGATTTAAAAACAATAGGTTTAATAATTGGCGGTGTAGTTTCACTAGCTAGCATGTATTTTGTAATGCAAGCTGATATTGCTAGAGCGATGGAATTACCTGAGCCAGTTATAGATAGAGTTGAATATGATTTAAAAGATGAATTAATTCGTCAAACAATTATGGACACTCAAGAAGATGTCGAGGAAATAAAAGAAACTATTGATAAAATAGATCAAAGATTATACGATATACAAAGTAAACAAAGATAGTATGAAGTACTTAAATATAATTTTACTTTTAATTACATTTAATTCATTTGGACAAGAGTGGATAGTTGATGATAATTTTGATAGTAAGATAAATGAAAAGCAAGCGTTTGGTGATAATCAAAATTTACCCGTAATAGTTGAATTTTATGCATCATTTAACGACGCCAATAAATTTGAAGACTGGGATAAATTAGAAAACGTTATATATTATAGAGCGGATATAGCTAAATGTCCAGCAGCAAAAAAGAAATATAAAGTGCGAATGGCACCAACATTAATTATATTTAAAGAAGGTATAAAAGAAATAGTATTTAAAGCAGGATTAGATTTAATGTTACCTGCTGATTTAGAAGAAATACAAGAATCCATTAACGAAGTCAACGCGGCTTCACAATTTTAAAAACATGAGTGATGCAAAATTTATGAATACGCTGTACAATAAGCCTATTCAAAACATGAACCAAGAAGAATCTACCGCTTATTCTGAAGGGCAAAACACAGGAATAATAGCTGGTATTTCTATGCTGCCTATTGGTAGAGCAATCGGTTTTGGAGGTAGTATACTTTCAAAAGCACCTGCATTAGCAAGAACAATAAAAGCATTTACACAAGCACCAAGACAATATCTTACTTTAGCAACTAGTGGTGTAAAGGTTGCAGATAAGGCTAAAAAAGTAAGTGCAGTTAAAGAACTTGCTCAACAAACACCAAGATCTGGCTCAGGTAATATTAGCCCTATTATTTCAAATAATAAAATAGTAGATAAGTTACCAAAATTAAGTAACGTTAAAAATTTAGATGAATTTTTCGGATTATAAAAAAATGATTATGAGTGAAAGCAATACTTGTCCTCTTTGCGGCGGTTACTGTGGGCTGTGCTAGTTCGCAAGATATAGGTAAAGATAAATATTATCATTTTGCAGCGGGAGCTACAACAGCAGCAGTTGCAAATGAAATGGAATTACCAAAAGTAGCATCCTCTTTTGCAGCGGGATTTGCTAAAGAAACGTATGACTATATACGAAATGGTCAATTTGATGCTAGAGACTTGGTAGCCACTACATTAGGTGGTATAGTAGTAAATTATATAATTAAATTAACAAAAAAGAAAAAAAATGTGGAAATTAACAAAGAAGTATCTAAAGGACGTTTGGGTACTATTATGGAGTAAAACTGAAGTAGACGAAAAAGCAATAGCTACTTTAAAAGAAGTACAAAAAAGATATAAACTTACAGTTCAAGAAATTGAAGACGTTGCATCAGCAATGAAAGAAGTTGCAAATCAAATTGATGATATACCCGGTGCATTAGAAGGTAAAGCGCGTAAAGGAAGAAAGAATGCAAAAAATAAGTAAGAATATAAGTTATAAAGAAGGTGTGTATAGCATTACGGCTGATAGATTAGGTTTAGAAAATAAACCCACTGAAGAACACCTAGCTAACATGAAAGAAGTGGCTGAAAAAGTATTTCAACCATTAAGAACATGGGTAAACGCTCCAATAAAAATTAATTCATTCTATAGATCACCTGAATTAAATAAAGCAATTGGTGGATCATCTAAATCACAACATTGCAAAGGACAAGCAATGGATATTGACGATACATATGGTCACGCTACTAATGCAGACATGTTTATGTATATAAGAGAAAATTTAGATTTTGATCAAATGATTTGGGAATTCGGTGATGATAAAAATCCTAACTGGGTACACGTAAGTTATGTATCACCAGAGGATAACAGAAATAGATGTTTGAAAGCTTATCGTGAAAATGGTAAGACTAAATACATGGTAATATAATGTACGAATATAAAATAACAATTGACCGTTGGGTTGATGGCGATACCGTAGATGTAGATATTGATTTAGGATTTGATATAATATTAAAGAAACAACGTGTAAGATTACATGGTATAAATGCACCTGAATCAAGAACAAGAGATTTAGAAGAAAAAGAAAAAGGTTTAGCAGCTAAAGAGTTTTGTAAAAACTTTTGTAAGGAAGGTGAACCAGCTATTCTTAAAACTAAAACATATGATGCAAGCGGTAAGTACGGTAGAATTTTAGGTGAGATATGGTCTGCAGGAGAATTTGCAGATAAATCGTTAAACGAATATCTTATTGAAAAAGGACACGCTGTTGAGTACCACGGTGGTAAAAGATAAATTATGTGGAAATTATTTAAAGACGAAAATGATATAAATGAAAAAGCTATTGTAGGTTTTGCTTCATTTATTATCATGGTTATATTTGCTTTAGCAGATTTAATAACCGGTTATTTTGGTGAAGATCTAGTTATAAACGAAGTTATTTATAACTCTTTTGTCATAGTTACATTAGGTAGTTTTGGAATAAGTTCCATAGAAAAAATAAAGGGAAGCAATTAAGCCTCCCTTTTTTTATTATCCATCACAGGCTAAACAATTCTCATCCATAGCTTGTTCAGCAATATCTCCTCTTAGTACAGACTCTGTACGAACATAATACAAAGTTTTAATACCTTTTTTCCACGCTTCTAAATGAACTTTATTAAGCCATTTAGGTGTAGCTACAGAAGGAAATGCTAAATTTAAACTAACAGATTGGTCAATATATTGTTGACGTATTCCTGCTTGATTAACTAATTCTAGTTGATTTATTTCTTTAAAAGTTTTGAATATTTCTTTGACGGGTATATCGTGACTTCCATAAGTAATTTTGTCTAATGCTTTTATACCTTGGATTGATCCTCCGTCTGCTAAGATTTTGTTCCATATTTTTTCATTATCTAATTTATGTTTTCTTAATATCTTTCTTAGCGTAGGATTTTTTCTTATAAATGTACCCTTTGCTGATTGCTCAGTAAATATATTAGCGGCCCAAGGCTCAATACCAGGACTAACATTACCGCTAAGCTTGCTATTAGACACAGTAGGAGCAATAGCCCGTAAATGCGTGTTACGCATTCCAGTACCACGGCACCAAAGAGGTTCGCCATACGTTTCAGCCAATGCGCGACTTGCTCTTTCACTTTCAATTTTAATTTGTGAAAATATCCTACGAGTTTCAAACTGTGCGAGTAAACCTTCAAAAGGAATACCTTTGTCTTGTAAATAGGTATGCCAACCAAGAACACCAAGTCCAAGGGCTCTACCCTTTTCAGCCGACCTAACAGCGTTTTCAAATCCGTATCTATATTTTGCTCTTTGTATAAATTCTTCAAGTACCCCATCCAAGAACCAAATCGCATCATGAATGATGTTTGTGTTTTTCCATTCTTCATATTTTGCTAAGTTTAATGATGATAAACAACACACAAAACTATGTGACTCATCTGTATGTAATGTTATTTCACTACATATATTAGTCATATGTACTTTTAAAGCGTTGTCTTTGTAAGCCGCTGGATTTTGTTTGTTAGTGTTACCTTTAAAAAGTATATAAGGTTCTCCAGTCGCTTTACGTTTTTGCAATAACTTACTCCATTTTTTTCTTGCAACTTTATCGCCTGCTTCAAGTCTTCGCATGAATTTATCGCCGACGACAGCGCATTGATGTAAGTTAAGCGATTGTCTGTTGATGTCTCCTTTAGGTTCTCTAATTTCGAGCCACTCTTCAAAATCATCGTGGTCAATGTTAATATTAACGCTAGCTGCTCCTCTTCTAACGGATCCTTGATTTGTTGCAAGAATAGTTGAATCGTATATTTTACAGAAAGGCACCACTCCGTCGCTTGTTCCATTTCCAGTTATTTTTGCGCCGGCGGGTCTAATCATATTAATTCCGATACCTACTCCACCGCCGTGCTTAGCGAGTAACATCATCTCTAAATTCTTTTTACCAATATCTTGTATACTATCAGCAACGTCAATTCCAAAACAACTAATAGGCAAACCTCGATCTATACCTGTATTAGAAAGCACTGGGGACGCTAAACATAGCCAACCTTTCCATATATATTCAAAAAAGGTTTCAGCTAATTCTGGACGATATAAACGCTTCGCAACAGTTGTTGAAACACGCATATAAGCGTCACGTGGCGACTCACCATTATATAGATAACCACCTGTAATTGTTTTCTTATAAACATCTGTATCACCCCAAACAGGGTAATCAATTCCTTTTTTCCAATCTTTATTCCACATATTATTTTAAAAAGTGATTTATCCAAGCAGCTAAACCATTAAGATTTAGTGCTACTAAGTTCCATTGTTTTCTTGATGACACTTGCACTATAACACATATAAAACCAATTATAAATAATATAGGCTCAAGCGTCCATTGTCCAGCCATCAAAAAAGCTGCACCCGCATATCCAACACGGGATGCAAACTTTTGATAACTTGTTAATTTATTTGTATAGACTAATAGTCTAAGTAATTTTCTTCTTACCATATGTCTTCAAAATCTTCACCTTCATTAGCCTTGCTATAATCAGTTGGCCTAATTGCAAAAAAGTCGGTATGAGTGTGACCACCAGTAAGATGATAGAACCAATTAAGATTATTTGCACAGCCTTCATCATAAGTAAAAACGCCATTATAACCAAGTTCATTAAGTTTTTCATTTAATCTTTTCTTTATAAAGTGTTTTAAATCTTTTGCTTTAAGATTTTCAATATCACCCATTTCAAACATCTTATCAATATATTTCATTTCAGCGTCATGCATCAAGCTGGCTGCTTCTATTATATCTTTTTCAGCATCTTTTTTGAGTGTTGGTATTTCTTCACACATATGTCTAAATAATCTACAACCCATTTTACTATGTAATGATTCGTCTCTTACAGACCATTTCATTTGTTGTCCTATGCCTTTAAGTAAGTTTCTAAGCTGAAAACTATATAATACAGCAAAAGCACTGTACAAACTAACTCCTTCAGCAAAGGCGGAAAAAATAGCAAGACTGCGCCCGATACCCACAGGATCAGAGCCGTCATAACCAACCAGGTTTTCAAAGCGCTCGGCCGTAGCAGGCTCGTGTAAAAACGCTTCAAAGTCTTCAAGTCCAAGTGTTTCATTTAAATAACTATAAGCTACAGCATGTATTGTTTCTTGTGAGCCGAACATCATAGCCATTTGCTGTATTTCATGTTTTGGAAACCATGATACGACTTTCTGCGTCCAATAATCTGACACAGCACATTCAGTTTGTGCAAAACCTAAAAGGATATTACCAACTAAATGTTTTTCTTCTTTTGTTAATTTTTCATTCCAGTCTTTAACATCACCTGACATAGGTATTTCTGTATGTAACCAAAATGCCTGAGCTTGTTTTAACCAACCTTCTGTGTAATACTCAGGGTATTCAAAAGGCTTATACGGTATTCTTTCTTCAAATAATCCCATTTTAATTATAAGGCATTGTAAATGCTACGTCCATAAATGGAACGTAAAACACATAAGTTAATTGATTTTCTTCTTCATAGGCTCTACAGCCAAACAATATACCTGGATAAAATCCTATAGATAAACTCCAGTTCCATTTTTCTTTATTTTCCATATTATTATTCTTCACTAAATACTGCGTAAACATTTGCTTTTCTTTTCTTACTAAGTTTTATTGTAGTAATCAATTCTTTGCGTTCTTTTATTTCATCTTCTTTTACGGGATAGTATTTTGGGTTTGTACTATTTAATTTTCTTTTTTTAGCCATAACATTTTATTGAGTATTTATCATGTATAAACATTAAATCTTTCCATCTTAAACCACCTCGTGCTTTAATGCTCCATTTGATAAACGTATCAATTTTACGTTCTTTATACTTACGTCTTGCTAAGTGCTTGGCGTTTGTAGTATTTCTATTACCTTGTCGCATTCTTTTTGATTTTGTGGTTTAAATAATTTATAATTAGGAAACTGTTGCATTACTAATCTTTTAAACAATTTCCATCGCATTGGAAACGATTCATTGGGTCTTCCTTTAGTTTCAATAATAAAATCTTTACCAATAAAGTCTGGAGTATATTTTATAGGCAAGATTCTTTTCTCGCCTCTATTTTTAAAATCTCCTTTACTATTAGATTGTCTTTCCCAGCATTCATTATCAAAATGAAAGCCATTAAGTAATACAAAGGTTTCACCCTCGTAGCTAGATTTTATACCAGCTTTTTTCAAAGCACAGTACATATATTTTTCTAACCCGGAAGCGAAGGTGATACCATCATATACTACTTTTTTAGAAACTACGGGACCTCTTTTCTTTCTTCTTTTATAAGTCCTCTTCTTCATCGAATTGCATTCTTTTTAACATACATTCTTCAATCTCATCACATAAAACAGACTTTGCTTTTTCAATATAATTAACAGCGTCCATTAATTCTTCTTGTATGTGTGTTAGCCAGACTTCTAGTGACTGGTCGTCTTCTTGTAACGTTACGCCATATTTTTTATAGCCTACGTCTGAGCGGCTTTTAATCTTATTAATTACTCGCTCGATTATTTTATCTCTCATCTTTTACAAATGTTCCGTTAATCATTTCACCTTTACGGTTCTTAATTTGATTGTATGCTGATGCTATACACGTTTCAATCTTTACACCTTCTAAATGCGCTAGATTTGTAAGTACAACAACCATATCGCCAATGGCATCTACAATTTCTTCATGATCACTAGTTAATAATGCTTTAGCTAATTCACCAGCTTCTTCTTGTAGTTTAATATATTGAACAATAGTATTACCTTCGTCATATATTCCTCGCACTTGTGCCCATGCTCTAATGTTTTCAAATACGCTACTTTGTGAATCAGCATATTCTATTAAGCTGTCTAAGCTATTTTGTTCATTAAAGAATTCTATCATAGCTTTATTATATACATAACATCTATTCTTGTTATACATAGACTCTTTAGCATTATCTGTTATCCATTTAGCAAGGTCTTTATCTAAAGACACTCTACCAAATTCTGTTTTCCAGTTCATACCTAAGCTATCCATTAATCTACCTTTCAGTTTATTAACAGGAACCGGAAATGTTGTGGTTTGTTCGGTTACGTTTATTTTCATTTTAAATAAATTTTTATAAGGTTTGTGGTCAATCCTATATCCATAAGACTGTTGAAGTTCTATCTCTTTCTCTGATATATAATTTATATCATCGGACTGATCAAGAACTTCGTACTCTCCAGGCTTATAGCCCTGCGTTAGCGTAACCCTTTTATTAAGATTACGTGTAACGCCGATTTTTTTACCTGGAATATGATAAATATAATACATTATTTTCCAACGTTTAGCTTTGCCTTTATTGGAGGCAAAGGATTATAATTAATTAATTCAAATTGTTTTTTCTTTGGTATTTTTAATCCAGGATTACTTCTGTGACCGCCTTCATATATAATACCATCGCCAGTTATTTTAAGTTTAGGTAATTCAATATTGCTTATATCTCTATATATGTATTCTTCTGCAGGTTTAAGATGATTTAAATATAGGTGGCAATCACCAAGTTGTGCAATAAGTTTACCTGGTTTATATTCTGTATTGTAACATAGTAATTCAAGTAATATACCGTACATTGCAATATCATAAGGTAAACCTAAGAATACATCTGCTGAACGTTGAATCCATATTAAATCCATTTTATCATTATTTATATTTACTTGTAAACCATAATGACATGGTGGTAATACCATATTCTTTAATTTATCTGGTCTCCATGCATTTATAATATGTCTTCTTGATGATGGGTTAACACTAATGTTATATATTAAATTCATAAGTTGGTCATAACCATTAAAGTCACGCCATTGTGCACCATAAACTGGGCCAAGCTTTCCGTCTTTACGGCCAGACCTTTCATAATCATCATCCCAATAATGAACACCGTTCTCATGCAAATAATTTAAGTCTGTTCTACCTTGCAATATCCATAGTAATTCAGTAATTGCATGATTGAAATACATTTTCTTTCCAACTAATAAAGGAAAGCCAATAGACATATCATGCTCTAACTGTCTACCAAACACAGATTTAGTACCAACTCCGGTTCTATCTGCTTTTGTAGATGCATTTAATAAGCTTGCCATTAAAGCTCTATATTGATTTTCTATATTTGTCATAATAATATTTACACATTCTATAATACTCAGACCATATTGTATGTTTATCATAAATAGATGGAGATACATTTGCTCTCTCACCTTTTTTATATGGTCCCATTCTAATTTCTATTCTCCATTTTTGAGAATCTTCTTTAATACCTATAGGTGATATTCGTATATTATTTCTTACGCAATAATTATATGCTGCTCTTTCCTCCTCGCTAGGAAGATATTGCGGCATTCGATAATTCTTACGTTTTCCATATATACTTTTCATTTATTCCCAAGGCATTGGTTCCGCATCTAATTCTAGTTGCTCGTGCGGTATAAAGCAACCTGAACGAGGCTCCCATTTAAAATGAGCTTCAGCTCCGTTCTCTCCGAGATTTTGAAACTTAACTTTAAGGACTTTTGCCTTGACAGTTTTTGCATCATAATCGCGGTGTACGAGAAGGCCATGATAACTCGCGTCATACCATTCACCTCCCCCTTTGATATTATACATCGTTGGTTCTTCAATTTTTCCTTCACTTGTTTTATACATTTTAGTAGGGTGAGCAACTATAAATACTAATACATCAAACTTCTTAGCAAAGATTTCAATCTTAGTAAGATATTCCATTGTATATCTATTTACATCTTCAGACTTACAATCTACATCTCTAATCTTATTAAATGGGTCTATAACAAGGCATTTAATACCTTTACGCTTAACTAATTCTGCACCTTTACGTAATACTGTTTCAAGAGTATAACGCTCCATATCGATAAAGAAAAAGTTATCGTTAACGTGTTCTGCTACTTGTTTCCATTTAGCTGAGCCAATATCAGATTTTCGCGGCATGTCTTGCCATACTTTACGCATTAACTTATGCGCATGTAAATAAGTGGGTGCATTTTCAGGAGATGCAAACGCTGTTTTCCAGCCGTAGTTATTATTATAACCTACAACCATTTGGTCAACAAAATCAGACTTACCGCTACTAGGTATACCAGTAACAGTAATAAACTGACCAGTGTAAGTACTGAATATATCATCGAAGTTTTTGATTCCGATTTGATACCCTTTCCTAAAACCGTTTTGTACAAAGTCCGTAACTTCATGTTCTATATCTTTAAAAGTTGTTACATTTTCTAATGGTACAGGTCTACATTCAGTAATTGTTTTGGCTAAGTCCTCTTTACCATATTTAAGTAAATATTCATTAGCGTCTTTACAATCAACAAAGTTGGTTAGATAACAGGTCTCTGCTCCTAGCCTTCTAATTAATTCTGTCTGCAATGCTATACCAGCTTCATCAGCATCTACTGCTAAGATTATCTTTTCTTTATCTTCAAAGTAATCGATACAATTATCAAGATAATCTAAATTGTTATGGTTTAATGTAGCCCCGTTTGGTACGGATATTACATTATGTATTCCTGCTTCATGATAAGACAGTGCATCCATCTCACCTTCAACAATAACACAAGTGTCATAACCCACTATACTATTTAAATTATAAAAGACTTTCTCAGCACCTTTATATAATTTAAAGTGCTTATGTCCGTCTCTATATTTTATATTGATAAGTTCATCACCTATCATGTAGTTGAATTTAATTGTGTTTTCAACCTTGCCTGTTTGTGGCATGAATTCTGGGCCTTCAGATACATTCATTTCTTCTAGTGTATCTTTTGATATGCCTCGCTGTTCAAACCATTCAATTACTTTACTACTAACGGGTTTATGTGTTTTTGTAGAATAATCTGGTTTAATATATTCTTTATCACCGCCGCCTTTACGTTGATAAGTATGTAATTGAAATGTTGAGTTACAGTTGTGACAAGTACCAAGACCACGTTCCCAATCATAACTAGCACATTTTTGTTTCCTGTTTTCAGGCTTACGGTTATGTGAACACAGGGGACAAATCCCCTGCGTTGCACCAACCTTCAAATCATGCTGGTTAAACTGGTCGATTAAGAATCCATTAATCTCCGTATTGTTTACTTGCATTTAATTTAATTTAAAATGGTAAATCATCTACCGGCTGTGATACTGGTGCTGCTGCTGCCGGTTGATCTGTTCGAGGTGCAGCTGGTACGTTCTGGTCATTTGTCCAAACAACTTGAACATTACCTAAATAAACTTTAGGTACTTTAGCATCACGCTCCTCTTTCGTTTGAGCTACTACAACTGGACCTTGATTGCCGAACTGATCGACTTCATCATTAAGGGTAATTGTAATAGGTAAGTACTTTCCTTTTTTGCCTTCGATAATTTTTGACTTATCTATGTTATTAAGGTTAATACTTGTTTTAATAATACTTGCCATTATGCGTATTGATTTATTTGGTTAAACATTCTTTGTAACTGTTCTTTATTAGCACCAGTTACTCTTCTGAAATTATCTACAGCTTTCAGGTGATTTTGATTCTTGTAAAAGTTATTTACTGAAGTTTCTAATCCTGTTACTGAACAAACTTTTGTTTGTATTTTTCTAGTTCTTGCCATAATTTAATTATAATGTTAAGTTAATAAAATATTGAGATGGGTCAAATCCATCAGTTTTGTAGAATAAATCGTAAGCTTCTACTGCTCTCTTAACCTTGTCTTTACCTGACTCATAAAAATCAGGTGAACAATCTACTACTGCTATTTGATTAGTATTTTTATCAATAACAATAAAACAAAATTCATAACCAAACAAAGTACTGTATATATATGCTTGACTATCGTAATTCCAACGGTAAGCAGAGCGCCTGAAAGAGTTTATATCTGAGGTAGTCTTTAAATCAATCACAAGTCTTTCATCATGATTAACTATATCAGCCTTACCTTTCCACATAACTCCTTCAAGCTCCGCAATACCTGGCTTCTCATACTCAACATCAATACCACGAATAAGTCCGCGACATATATCATTTTCCAATACTTTAGTGGTCATCAATTCTATTTTGTCTACTTCATGCTGTAATAAGCACAGCTCTCCGCCTGACATTTCTTTGTAAGCCTTAGTGTTTCTAGTTGACGAAGGTATTACTCGGTATTTCTTCAACTTATCTGGTTCAAGTATAGCGGTGTGAAAATATCCGCCAACAAGAAACGCTGGGCTAGGCTTAGATTGTTCTCCAAGCGCTAAGGGGTTAGTTAATAAAGTTTTAATGTCACTATTACTTAAATATTGTTTACCAAATTCGCCATAATAGTTTTCATCATCTCTTAACTTTTTAATAACCTCTTCTTTTTTCATTATCAAATTTAGTTCGTGTTACGCTTGTAATAGTTTTTCTTGCTCTGGTGTTAAATCATATTTTGCTTTAATAGCATCTAATTTACCGCCAGCTTTTAAATAATCTACTGCTTTAGTTATATCACTAAGTTTTTGTTTTATTTTTTGTTTAGCTATAACTTTACCATGATTATTTGTAGCGTCACTATCTTGCGTATCATCGATTAATAATAGGTTTCCTAACGCGTACTTTTTAGCATAACTCGACGCCGAACCAAATTGTTGTGGTGTCTGCATACCTTTCTGGTTCAGATCCACACCAACTATCGCAACAGCAGTTAACTCCATGCCTTTATCGTCAGTTAACTTTGCAGTCGACTGTATAATAGGCATAGGTTCAGTAGCAATTAATTCTTCATTAATTGTAACTGCAATTCCCAACTCGTCGTTAAACGGTTTAATAGCTTCGAGAATGTCTTCGGCAGAGCGAAAGTAATATTTGCCGAATGAATTAAATCTACTCTTCTTCGATTTAAATTTTGTTTGAATTTTTGCTAGTTTCTGGTATATGGTCATAATAATATAATTACATATTTTTAATTAAACTTAAACGGTAATATTTACCGTAACTTAAAGGTAATCAAGCACTTGCGAGGAATCAACGTTATCGATTAGACATTGTATAGCATCACGTTTTATTTGAGAAATACGTACATGAGCTGTGTTTACATTAATATCTAATTTAGCCGCAATTTCGTTTGCAGAGTGCTTATCACAGTCAAGACCGTAACTTAATCTAAGTACTTCTTGCTGCTTAAAATCTAAATGCTTTTTCATTAGTTGTAATAAATAAGCATTGAGTAAATGTATGTTATATGGTTCTGATTTATCAATAACTTGATAAGCCATATTTTCATCATCATTTGGTTTATCGTCAATACTTGCAAATACACTATTAAAAAACATTGCAACCATTTTTTCATCTTTTGGGTTGCGTCTTATTTCATTTAGTTTATGTTCAGGAATGCGTACGCCGCCTCTATTAATATCTACGGCTCTACGTACGGCTCCTTTAATTCTTTTTGATAGAAATGATTTAATTGTTTTTTCTTGGTCGTCAGACTCAGCTAAAACAGTTCGGTCTAATTTACTAACCGCTGCTGTAAGCCCCGCCGCACCTTCTTGTAATAAATCATTTATACTTAATACACCTGACGCTTGGTCTGAGGTGGATTGTTTTCTTGCTAATGTTTCAACTAACGGTAAAAAGTTAATTACTATTTCTTCGTTTGTTAAATACGTATAATCACCGTCAATTGGTTTTCTTACACGTTTAACAGCTGCTTCAACTTCTTTCTTGTATCTAACATAATTAGCTATGTTATACTTTCTCATAATTCTTTATTCAGTATTTCTTTTTCTTGTTTTAATTGGTTACCCATATTTCTGTATATGGTTCGTGTAGTACACTTTAATAACTTAGCTAACTTAGCTATAGTTATTTTTTGTTTACTATCGTTTAAATCTATCATGCATTGGTATATATCTTCTTCACATATTCTTTTACTTCTACCAATCAATCTTCCAACTATACTTAGCTTTTCACTTAATGATAAACCAGTATAATCTTTAAATATTACTTTACGTATACGATTACGTGGGGGTTCGCCTCCTTCCATAAACACATCTTTAATTATATCTTTTAATACCTTTTGTTTAATAAAGAATGTTACAAAACCATTTTCTTTATCTGCTATAAACTTAAATACAGCACCAATATCCATCATTGGAATATCGGGATTTAGGTATTGTAATACAAGCATGTGCCATTTCAACGACTTATACGTAGTAATCTTTGCTTTGCTTCTAAATAAACTATAGCATTGATACGTACCTTCCGCGTAGTAATCGTATTGATCAGTACTTTCGGTAGGCTTATCTGTGATAGGGTCACGTCTATATATTATTCGCCTATCATTTAGCCACTTCATATTTCTTTCATGTGACATTTGCTTCTTACTATTTATTTATTATTAGCTTTTGTCGCTTTGCGTTTTTTAAATTGTTTTATTGCCGAGGCAATATTTCTATAATTGGTTTCAATTAAATGTTTATATAGTTTTCTTCTCATTTTCTGTCGTATTTTACATTACCGTACACAATCAATTGTATATCACTATCTTTATACACTGATTTTTCAGGGTAATTTAAGTATCTATTTTTTATTTGTATATCTTTATCCAGCGGTAGATTGTAATTTATATATATCGCTGTTACTAGAGACGAATTGATTGCTATCAATAGTATTATAATAAGTTTCGATAACTTCTCTAGGGACTGTGTTGTAATCGTAAGGTGTTTCATTTTTGTTACAGATTTTTCGTTTGTCAATAATATAGTAGCGCCAATAACCGTGTATAGCATTTACCATTTTGTATTCGTCTGGCATACACTGTGGTGGGTCTGTCCACTCATAGCTAGTTATATTAGCAGGTGGTGTCGCTAAGAAATCTCTACATTTAATTATAGTGAGATGCTCTTTACCATATCGTTTAGTATATTCTTTACCCAATGCAATCATATGGTCATATAACCACATATAATTTGGTATAGAAGTTCTACACCATATAGTTGATGGGTGATTAAGGTGAGCCTGTTTATAAGGTATATGTTGCTTTTGTTCTTGGCTGCCAAACACGTGGTGTGCAGTGCAAAGCATCTGTGCAGACTCTAATATCATTTTTACTTTATGCTTATCGTAAACATAAGACGCCGCTTTTGCGGGATCGTGGTGTAAGAAAAATATATTCATAGTTTTTTTTGTAAATAGTTAATTCGTTGGTTAATTACTGCAGCTTTTTCATATTCTTCAGTTACTAAATACTCCTGTAATATTAATTTTAGATTTTTTATTTCTTCTTTAATATCGTCTTCAGGTGTTTTAATACTTTCATATACATCATTATTAATAACATCTAACCCATAAGTTGCAGTTTCTGGGTCTAAAAATTCTTCGTATAAATCTTTTTTTATACGATTATATAATGCTTGGTATTCTTCCTCGCTCATATTTATATTATCCATAAGGTTTCGTGTTTAGTCTGTAGTTAGTATATCAACTATAGATTGAGCATTCGCTCTAATTTTATTATACTTAGCTATTTCATCTTTTGTAATTGTATCAACTCCAACATCGCCGAATCTAGTTTTACCATTAGCAAAATCAGTATATCGCATATCATCTTTATATGTCTCTATAATCTTATCAGCTGTTGCTACAAATACACATTGTTCTTTATATCTATCGTGACAAGCAACCATAGTTCTAGCTTTATCACCAGTCCATATTACATATGTATATTGGTGGTCTACATTATCTACATCGGCATATAAGTAGCAACTGTCGTAATACATATCGTGTACTAATTTTGCTGCTATTGCTGAGCCGTCTTGTCGGTTATTTACATTTAACCAATTTGCTATTTGTACTGCTTGCCATTCAGGATAACCGTCGTGGTGATGATACATATTTACATAGCTGTATTTAGCTACGTTTTCAGGGTGTATAGCAAGTCCGTATGAACTACCTCTTGCATGTCTTCGGTCTACGACCATAATTAAATTTCTAGTTGCCATATTCTATATCTTCGTTATTAGTTACCATCCATTCACAATCACCTAATCTGTGACCTGCACCTAATAAAAATGCTTCACAAGATTCATGGTCTGGATTCCATTCGTTTTCTTCGTTACATAATGCTCTAACATTATATCTATATACTTTACCATCGTTAAAGTCTAGTACAAATATATATTTAGTACGCTCAAATTTTTCTTTACGAGCGTGGTTAATAATATTATGTAATTCACTACCATGTTCTAATTCGTATGCTTTACTGCTATTCATCTTCTTCTAATTTATATTCACCAGTGTCTAATAGTTCTTCTTTCTTTTGGTCAAACAATTCCTCATATACATCAGGCCACCAGTTTTCTAGTTCATAATTAAAATCGTATTCCATATCACTCCATAAGTTTGGGTCTACCCATACGTTACAACCAGCAGTTAATTCTTGAACAGCCTGCTCTGACCATTCAGAATAATCTTCATAGTAGTAACCGTCTTGTGATACATAAGGTCTAGACTCAAAGGTACACCAATATATATCGTAAGAATCACAGGTCATTTCACTATATATTTTTAAGGTATACTTGTCGTCAATAAAGTCACTTGTATTGTCTAGTGTGCCTCCGTATTCTGATTGGATATACTCTAGTAACCAAGGACCATCTGGCTCTTCCATGAAGCCATCTTCATTTAGTTTTTCGATGATTATTTCATCAGTTAAAATTTCCATAATTAATTGATTTTCAGTTAGTTGCGGGAGTAGGATTCGAACCTACGACCTTCGGGTTATGAGCCCGACGAGCTGACCAAACTGCTCTATCCCGCTATAATATTTTAGGGTGGTATTGTGCACATACCCACGCTTTCTGAGGTTTCCGTCTTAGCCGTGCACTACTATTTCAAGCTGTGACTATTCTTAAGTTACCGTCCTTCGTGTGTTACCCTAAGGCATTGCCCATGACTCGGTTAGATTCAGTGTAATACACTCCCGTACGTACCTCGGCAATTACCCCGTATACATCACATACACCTACTGTTACCACGTCTCGGTCCAGCCTCTGTCTCGGGTCGCTCATAGTGCCTTTGTAAAACCAGTCACTAGCGGTGCGCCTCTGACATTAATATTTTCGGGGGAAGAAACCCCAGCAGTCTCTTCTCATTACAGGTGATTCACATATCGGCACTTAGTCCCTAATGTGATTTGCCTTGGGAGTCACCAACCCTTAAACGAGCCATTCACTTATGTGGTGTAACGGAATTTTACCGTACTTGGTTTGAACCACCGTGCTAAACTTGCACACCCTAATTAAGTTACTCGTCTCTATTTACGCCGCCATGCTCTGTGAACACTTGCAGAAACTTCTTGGCTGACGATTTGTATAGTGTTACCCGTCTTGCCGCTGATAATTGGAACGTAACTATATTGACGTATAGCACTGCAGGAAACGCAAGTACTATAGCCTAAGGCGATACGGCCAGCGGGTATTACATTTGAACATTTACATTTTTTCATACACTTATAATATCAAATCTATTTCGTGTTAGGCTTGTAATGATTTACTTCCATCCAGTTCAACATATACTCAATTGTTCTTATTGTTATTGCTTTCTTTACTTCCTCATAATCGTCACCTTCTAATTCCTCTAGTTCAGGTATACCATCAACAGCCCAGTCAATTGAGTCATATATTTGGTCTAAACATACTTCGTGTAAGTATTCTGCTACTCTGTCTATTTCTTTCATTTTTCCCATAATTAAAACCCGTAATGTGGTGTTGCACCAGTTAATAAATGTAATACTACTCCTATCCAACCAACAATTGTTAGTGTAGTTAATCCCGCAAATGCTATTTTAATAGCATAGTGTGTAAACTTTCTTTTCATTGTATATAATCTTTTTCAATTGTTAAACCTAATTCTCTTGCAACGTAGTTAATATGTTTCTGGGTTGTTACACTCCACCATCCGTGTTGTATAAGTTTTCCCGGATATTCGATCGTTGCGACGTGTGTTGAGTAAGACCATATGTCATTACCAACTCGTCTTAAATTTTCTTTATACCTGTTAAATTTTCTCATTAGTATATATTTTTATTTGCCCACTGTTGATACTCTTCCCAAGTTTGTTCTTGGTTCAGGTAGCCGTTGTAGACTTTACCGCCACCCATAAATTTTATTCCATTAAAGTTTCCGTTTTCTAAAAATTCCATTTGTTTGTTATTTCTTTGTTTGCAGCAGCGAGTGATTGTCTCCACTGCCATTCTTTTTTCCTGTACTCGTAGCTGTTACACCACTTTTTCCATGCTCTCGTCATGTCGTTCGGGCCATACTTTTCTTCAAACCTTTCGACTTGTACTAGCTTTTCAGCTATTTTTACTGGGTTAAAATCTTTAAACTCTGCTACCATCAGTGAAGAATTTATGTCCGTATTTAAAGTCTAACCTACTCCACTCGTATTCATGTACATCACCCCAGATTATTAAGTCTTTGATGACACGCATGGTGAGGTCGTTGTAGGAAGTAAATCGGTGTAGTTCAGCAATTACTTCGCGTGGTCCGTACTCATATTTCTGAGCGTTTTCTTTTAGCTTTGCCTTGATTTCTGGCTTTAGCATTTGGTAAAGTGTTTTAATTTTCATATCTGTATTTTATTATATTATCAAATTAGGTTCGTGTTTATCTTGTATAAAATTTCTTACTGAATACTTGTTTCTGTGGTACTTTGTATCTTCGATTACCCATACCTTTACACTCACCATATATCTTTACCATTTCAATATGGTGGTGTTTACGTGCTTTCTTTTTATTCTCTACGTACTGACATAGTTCTTTCATATTAGTTACTTTCATAAGCTTCGTTTATTAGTTGGTTAATTTCTTTTAGTATTTCTTCTTTACTTAAGTCACTGTATTCTAGTCCACTTTTAGTGAACATTTCTATTTTCAGTAACGCTACTATTCTTTTATCTAATCTACTCATATTACTTATTTAATTCAGTTAATATATCTTCTAACATTTCTATACTTGTTGACTTCAATCTCTCGTCAAACCAGTCTTGAGTGACTATACCATTATGTAGTACATAGTTACATATTATAGTTTCATTGTTTACGTCTTCTTCTGTTCCCCAGTAGTTTACGTTTTCTTTGTGTTTTACTATTTCTTTTTTAGTAAATTCAATAATTTCTTTAGTGTTCATTTCTTAATTTTTATTAGTTACATATTAAATATCAATTTAGGTTCGTGTTAGGCTTGTAAAAGTATATTAACTGTTTAGTAGTAAAAAAAGAGATTCAGGTGTAGTTCTTACTCTCTTTTCTTGTAAAGTAAAAATAGTGACGTTAGCTAGTAATATTAGTAATAATAGTGAGCTTTTGTCACACTATTTACCGGCATGACGATCTGTCGTGTTAGTAACTTTATATGACAATACGTCATACGGTGACAATTCCGGCGCGGTTTTTGCTATACGCTATGCTATACGCAAATGCTATACATTTGCTATACACCGAAACCCTCCGGTGCCGAGTGATACTTTCCGTATATCTTGCCTTTGGGTTTGGTGATTAGAGAGTCTACTTTACTTCAACTCTCTCTATTACTATGTCTCTTACATTTGAAGGCATTCTAGTACTTTGTGACCAGTAACCTCTTTTTAACCAACATGGCATTATGTTTAGTTTAGGCAACATTACTTTTAATACTTCATCATGGTTGTAAGTTACTTTTTCATTTTTGTTGTTAACAAATGTTATGATTTGGTTACGTCCATACCATGACTTTCTTACTACAAAGTTTTTTCTGGTAATTGGTGGAAAGATTTCTTTTAATTCTTTCTTACTTAGTTTACTGATTGCTTGATTTAATTTAGTGTTCATAATTTTTAATTTTAATTGTTATTTATATATTTGTATTAATTTATTAATTTCTTTTAAGTTTTTAAAGTGATAGTGATATATAACTTTATTATTATTTAATATGGTAAAGTCATACATTTTAAATTCTTTTGAGTAGATTATTTGGAAATAGTTTGGGTGTTTTGATTTTAACATTTTATTATTTTTTATTTGTTACATTAATAATATCAATTTCGTTTCGTGTTTAGTTTGTTACCAAGGCAGTATAGTTTTTTCAACATAGGTTAGACCTTTGTATTTTAGCCAGTGTGACTTGCCAGTTTTATATTGGTGATTGCCATCTTCGTCTTGGCCTAAGTATTTTGTTTTAAAGCCGAATGAGTTTGGAAGATTGCCGACTGTGTAGCCTTGATAGTAAGTGTTATTAACTTTAATAACATTGTCTTTTAAGAATTTAATTGTTAACATAGTAATTTATTTTTTAATTGTTACACTTATAATATCAAATTAACTACGTGTTAACCTTGTAATTGCTATACGCCATGCGGCGTTGAGGTCCCCAGGAAAAGCCCAATATCTACACGAATTTTTATATATACTATACACAACCGCACGACCTGATAGCACCGAATCCCGAGAACCTCGATTGCAAACGGCAAAACAGCATGGGGGCTGCGTTTAAAAATAACGTTTCCGGTTACAAGGGTGGCACGACAAGGCTATGCGTAACCCTTTTCCTCCCTATATCTTATAATATACGTACCTTATAATAAATAATGTTATTATTTATTTATATATGACATAAGATATAATTATATAATAGTAGGTAGCAAGCGTCGCATTATTAAAATTTACTATTTTTGAGTAATAATATAGATATGGCACAAAAATTATCAGCAACAGCACGCCGAAATAAGGCAGCAAGAGACAAAAGATACGCTATGTCTGAGTGGGGTAAGTATAAAAAACGTACTGCACAGAAGAAAAAGTGTAAAAAAGGCTATGATTATGACCATAGGCTCAAAAAATGCGTAAAAGCTTCTAAAAATCGAGCCGGAGGCAAAGGAGGTACCAAAAATGAGCGCACTAGACAGCGTTATGGGTACTAAAAACCACTAATTTTACGTAATTATACTAATATAAAACCAAAACCAATGACATTTTATTACAAAACCTACTCTTGGTCGCAAGGCGAAGCAGGAGTACCCGAAGAAACCAGGAAGCTTTGGGGGCACATCGCAGAAAAGAAGAACTGGCGAATTGTTCAACTACCAAATGGCTTTTATCAGGCTGAATATATTGATTTAGATGATACCTGGGTTGACGTAACTAGAAGAGAAACCATAGAATCTTGCGAAAACGCTATCGATGGAAGCATCGAGCACTATCAAAAGAAGCTAGATTTCTTAAAAGGGCCAAAAGTAGTCAAAACTTTCGAAAAATAACCACTAACTAATAAATTTAATTAAATGGAGTACAATAATCCTAGTGAGATAGTAAAGAATCTGTCTTTCGGGGCAGATGGAAAAGATAAAATAATGCACGGGGTTGACAAATTAGCAAATGCTGTTAAATCAACCCTTGGTGCTTCAGGAAAATGCGTAATATACGAAGACGCATTAGGTCGGCCGGTTATAACAAAAGACGGTGTAACGGTAGCAGAATCCGTAGTCTTATATGATCCGGTCGAAAATATAGGCGCAACCCTTATAAAGGAAGCGGCTAGGAATACAGTTAAAGAAGCTGGAGACGGCACAACAACAGCGACAGTGCTTGCGCAGGCATTGTTGCATTTAGCATATGCGAAGATTGAGGAAGAGGGTGTACGTAATATTAAATTAGGTATATCCTCCGCCCTTGATAAAGTAACTGAGCACTTACAGGAGGAAGCAATTCCCGTCAAGGATGACATGTTAAGATCCGTGAGTGCTATTAGTTGCAATAATGATGAAGCTCTAGGAAATATCATATCGCAAGCCTATTCGAAAGTAGGTAAGGATGGTGTCGTCCTAATGGAAGAGTCTGAGACCCATGACACATACGTTAAATTCGTAGAGGGCACCAGAATAGAAGGCGGACTCAAATCGCCACATTTTATGACAGATAGGGATAAAGGTAAGGCAGTACTAGACAATCCGTACGTACTAATAGTATCTTCGCCAATACCCAATATTCGTAAAATACAAAATGTATTGGAGTTTGTTATTAAAAAGAAAAGGAGCTTATTAATCGTTGCAGGCGTAGAGCAACAACCTATGGCGGCTTTATTAGCTAACAAGGTAAAAGGCAATATAAAAGTTAATGTTGTAGATCTGCCTGGATTCGGACCAACTAAGCAAGATACAGTAGAAGATCTTGCGATATTGACTGGAGCTAAAATTATAAATGAAGAACTTGGTGATGATTTAGATTTAATTAATCCAGATGTTCTTGGTGAAGCTAAGCAAGCTATAACCGATAGTACCCATACAGTTCTTCAAACTATAGATCAAGGTAATGTTACTAAAGAACGTATTGAAAACGTTGAAAAGAAAGTAAAAAAAGAAAAAGATCCGTACTTTAAGAAGAAGCAACAAGAACGTTTAGCTATGCTAAATGGGCAAGTTGCGATGATAAAAGTCGGCGCCGATTCTAAAATTGAGCTAAAAGAAAAGAAAGATAGGGTTGAAGACGCTATCTATGCAACTAAAGCCGCACTACAAGAAGGAATAGTATCTGGTGGTGGAGTTGCATTATTAGATGCTCACTATAATATACAACCAGAAAATGAAGGCGAACGTATTTTATTAGAAGCTATAAAGTCTCCATATAAAACTATTTTAGAAAATGCTAATTTAGAATATAAAGAAACGGGAAAACAAGGAACGGGTGTTAATGTTGTGTGTAATAAATCAGTTAACATGATTAAAGCTGGTATTATTGATCCTGTACTTGTAACTAAAACAGCACTAAAAAATGCAGTTAGCGTTGTTAATACTATAATTTCTGCAGATTGTGTAATTTCAAATATAAGACTAGACAATGCAAGCAGTTAATTATTATATAGTAATAGAAAAAATAAAAGAAGCGCCGAAGAAAGTAGGTGGCTTAGAACTTACCGAAGATCAAAATAAAGACATAAGATATTCAAAAGGTAAAATAATTTCTGCCGGCGATAAGGTAGAGATGCTAAATAAAGGTGATATAGTACATTATGATAAACATGCAGGGCATGGAATTCAATGGAAAGATAAACTATATTATGTATTAAAACTTGGTGATATAGTTTTAGTTGAATGAGACTAACAGCAAGTGACATACGAGAATTAAATTTATTAAAGTATTATAGGCTCATTCGCAAATGGGCCTGTAAAACTTATGGGCTAAAAGACGCTGATTTAGAACTTTTAGTGTATTTAGATTGCAAATCGCGATTTACACGTAATGAATTTATAGAAGGCGCATATACATACTCATGGGATAAAAACAGATGGGAACGACTAAGAAAAGATGGTTGGATAGATGTATGGCGTCACAGAAACAGAACAACTATAAAATACAGTATATACAAAACCTCATTTAAATGTAGTCAACTTATATCTCGTATATACAGAATAATGCTCGCAGAAGAAGACTTACCTACAAGCGAGAGAAGCGTATTTTATAATAATAAATCATATACCGATAAAGTCTATAATAAAGCTATAGATGATATGATTAAAGATAAAGATCGCTAATGGGCTACAAAATGAAAACTAATATTCCGGGATTATTAGGTATTAATGAAAAACATTCTACACCTGATATTCCAGTATTTGAATCAAATCTAGGTGGCGTATGGGGATATGCTCTTATGGATAGAACTATTCATATTAACAAAAAGTTGAATGAAAAGCAAAAAGAAAAAGCGGTACAACACGAAAAAGAGCATGTACTACAAATGAGAAGAGGAGAAACTTGGTATGATATGAATAAAGTTTATCATCATCCTGATAAAAGTAAACCTATACAAACATATTTAAGAATTGGAGATGGTATATTAGTTAAAGGAAAAGTAATACCTAACGGTCATCCTAAAAATCCAGTTGAAGAAACTGTATATGCAAAAACAGGTTACAAACCTACAAAGTTAAGTTAATTATGGCAAATAAAAATGCACCATCAAGAAAAAAATCCTTAGGTTATTATAACGAGGTAAGAGATAAGAAAAAAGAAGGAGCTGCTGCTGGAGGCGGTATGACTAAAAAAGGTGTAGCTAAATATAGAAGAGATAATCCCGGTAGTAAATTAAAAACTGCCGTTACTAATTGTAAAGTAAAACCAGGCACTAAAGCTTATAAAAGACAAAAAGCTTTTTGTAGTAGATCAAGAAGTTGGAAAGGAGAAAGAGGAAAAGCTGCAAGACGTAGATGGTGCTGTAGTAGACACAGATAATTATGTATAGAGAAAAACCAAAGGGTCTTGGAGACTCAATAGAAAATTTTACAACAAAAACAGGAATAAAGGGGTTTGTAGATAAAGTATCAGATGGCCTCAACATACCATGCGGCTGCGAAGGCAGGCGTAAGGCTATGAATACTTTATTCCCTTATAAATACAAACAATAAAAACAAAAATCATGCCAAACAAAGAATTAAAAAATGTACCTGAAGGAAAAGCAGGTAAAGGGCTAAGATCATTACCAACAGATGTTAGAAATAACATGGGTTATAAAATGGACGACAAAGTATATAAAATGGCTCAAATAGCTGGTAAACCAGCAATGCCTATGCAGCATACCGATAAGTTATATGCTACAGATCCTGCTAAAAAAAGTATTAGACCTTTATACGCTACACCAAATAACTTACACAAATTTACTGAAACTAGTAAGTCAGGTAATGTAATAACATACGATACTACCGTAGATGGTAGACCAGTTATATATCCTGTTGGAATGGATGTTCCTGCAAATATAAGACAAAGATCTTCTACTTCAGCTAGGGATATGCAATTTGCTAAAGACAGTTATCAAGCAGCAATGAGTTCTGATGAAGCGAAGGGTTTTGGTAATCAGGTAATGACATCTATTAATCAAACTTATACAGGGCAAAATAGAGCAATAGGAGATTTTAAAAGACAAACAACTAATAGACCTAGACAGTATCAATCTAATTATTCAAACGTAGACATTAGATCTTCTGCTTCTATGATAAATCCACGTTCAGGTAAACCTATATCATTTGGTTCTCCTTTTGATGTAAGTAATTATAAATATGATACCGAATATAATATAGGTATGACAAATATGTTAGGTGGGCCAGACGCTAAATATCCTTCAAAAAAGAATCAAAGAATATATAGACAAAGCGAAAAAGTTCAAGCTAATATTGATCAAGCTGTTAAAAATTGGAGAAGTGGTGAAAAATCAGGTCTTAAAAACTTAGAACAAGGTATAGTTCATGTTCAACCAGAAAAACCAAAAGTTGAAATTCGTCAAGTTGTTGATATGAATGCAAAGCCTAAAAAAGATAAAAATAAAGGACCAGGATTATTTAAAGTAGTAGGTCAAGCAATTTCTGATTTAAATTTATTTAGAGCACCAAAATACAAAGGAGCAAAAATAAAGAGTAGAGGAAGAAGTAGAAGCGGTTCTAGCTTTAGATATAGAGGTGGCCGTGGCGGCGGAAGAAGATCCAATAGATTCAATAGATAAATAAATATAAACAATTAAATTAAATTAAATATGAAAAAAACAATTTTAGCACTAGCTATGCTTTTTAGCATGGCTACAAACGGGCAAGACTTTACAGGAATATGGCAAGATGAAGGAGATGCATCCTTTTATATTGTAATATTATATAATGAAGATAAAGGATATATATTTTCAAACTTTTCTTTTATAGAACAAAATACAGTACAAGAAAATTTTGTTAGTCAAAAAAATGATAAAATAAATACAACTGTATATAACCCAGATAATGGGTGGAGAACATTTATTGAATATAAATATATTAATAAAGATTCTATTCAAGTTAAGTATACTGGAGATATTGAAAGAAAATCTTTCTTGCATAGAAAAGAAATAAAATAATGTCAAAAATATTATCTAAACTATTCGGCAATGGAGGTGGAGCAGTCGTAGACAAGCTAGCTAACGTTGCTGATAAGTTTATTCGAACCAAAGATGAAAAAGCTGAGTTCGAAAAAGAAATGACGCAAATACTTATAGAGGCAGAAGCTCAGATGCAAAAAAACGTAACTGAAAGATGGAAAGCAGATTTAGAGCATGGTAACTGGTTGACACGTTCGGTTAGACCGTTAGTATTAGTATTTTTAATTATAAGTACTGTATTAATGGTTTTTATTGATTCTGGCTCTATTGCCTTTGAGGTAGAAGATAAATGGACAGATTTATTACAAATTGTCCTTATAACCGTAATCGGTGCATACTTCGGTGGGCGCTCGGTTGAAAAAATAAGAAAAAAATAAATGCCTAGAATTAAAAATGTACAAACAGACAATACTATCACAATTGAGGATAAGCTGCTAGGTACAGATTCGCAAACCGGCAATACTAAAAATTACAGAGTAGGGGATTTAAAAGATTTTATAAAAAGTGAAAGACTTTATGTCCATAATCAAGCTATAGCTTCGACTACATGGGTAATAAACCATAATAAAAACACATTTCCAAGTGTTAGCCTAAAATTTTCAAGCAGCGATGAAGTTTATGAAAATGTTGGCGCATTTGGCGGTGTAACATACAACAACGCAAATACTATAACAATAACTTTAGCGGCTGCAGAAAGCGGCTACGCATACTTAAACTAAAAAAAAATGAGTAAAATACCTTTTTTAAATCACTTAGATCTACGAAGTGTATCGGAGCTGCAAAACGCAATTCTGCATAAAACAACATCGGGCTCTGCATCAAATGTAGAAGGTAAGGTAATATATGATACCGGGTCTAACACAATAAAATATTATAATGGATCCGCATGGATTTCATTAACAGGAGATGGTACAAAATATGATTTATTAGTGCCTTCCGGAACAACAGCAATAAGATTAGAAGGCGCAACTGATTCAGGTAATACAAATGACGATATTACAATTACAGGCGGTACTAATGTAACTGTTACAAGAAACAGCGCTACTCAACTTACAATTGCATCTACAGATACAAATACTAATCAACTAACAGAGTGGATATTAACAGATGATGATGATGATAATACAACTATAGCTCATGGTGATCATGTTAAGTTCGTTATGGCTACAGGAACATTAGGTACAAATACTACTGGCTCTGGTACAGATGGTGATCCATATCTTGTTACACTTACATCTCCTAATACACAATTATCTGACGAACAACTCCAAGATAAAGTTGGTGCAATGGTTACCAACAACACAGAGACTAGAATTAATGTATCATATGATGATACAACTGGAACGCTAGATTTTGTTGTAGATGACATGAACTATACTCACCCGACACACCCTGGTGATGATATTAGTGTTGATACTGGTGCTTTAACAGGTGCCACTGTAATTAGTGATTTAGATTTTAATGTTACAACAGATACGCTGGGTCACGTTACAGATGCAAATGCTACTTTTGCAACAAGAAATTTAACGTTAGCTAATTTAGGATATACCGGTGATGATGATGCAAACAACTATAGTTTAGATTTAACTAAGTTAAACGCTGTTACTTCTGCAATGACAGAAAGTAATACTTTAACGTTTGGTGATTCTGGCGAAGATACACAAGTAACAATTAAAGGTAACTTAACTGTAACTGGTACACAAACAGTAAACAATGTTGTAACAGTATCAACATCAAATGGTGTACAATTTGAAGGTACAGCTGCTGATGGTAATGATGCAACTCTTGTATCTGTTGTTGCTGGTTCTGATAAAACATATACATTACCAAATATAACTGGTCATATTCCAATTATGACTAATGACCCTGGCACAACAGCTTTAGCTCCTACAATTACTGAGCTTAATTATGTTGATGGTGTTACTAGCGCCATCCAAGGTCAAATTGATGGAAAGCAAGCGTCTAGTGCTAAGTTAACTGAATTAGCAACTATGGCTCAGGCTACTGCAAATGCACTGGCAGATTTAACAAGTACTGAAGTTCAAAAAATAGACGGTGCGACAGCTGGTACTGTTGTTGCTAGTAAAGCGGTTGTAGTTGATAGTAGTAAAAATATAACAGGATTTAATAATGTAACTCTTGCTGGTGAATTAGATGCTGCTACATTAGATATTAGTGGTAATGCAGATATTGATGGAACTTTAGAAGCTGATGCAATTACAGTTAATGGCACAGCACTTAACACTGTTATTGACAATAGAATTACTGTTAGAGAGTTTAAAGGTAATTTCCCAAGTTCAGCAAGTTCAGCAGGTGATACTTTAACACTAACGCATAACTTAGGAACAAGAGATGTTATTGTACAGTTTTATGCTAATGTTGCAGATATAACTGGAAATGGCACGGGTGATGTTACTCAATATGAAGAAGTAAAACTTTCAACTACTAGAGCAACAACTAATACTATTACTGTTGTTCCTTTAGTTGCACTTGCTGCAAATTCACTAAGAGTATTAGTAAAAGAATTATAAAATAAAATTAAATGATAATTAGAGTAGAGTATGATAAAACAGATGCTACTTTAACGCTCACAAAAGATGATGATATAGTTGCTGTTATCAATAATACAAGTATTGTTGATAATAGTGACTCATTATCATTTGAAATAGCGTTAGATGTATCTCAATATCAAGAACAATATAACGAAGTAATAGTAGATGGCAACAATAACGAGTAATTCATCGGGTAACTGGGCTACAGGCTCTACATGGGTAGGAGGATCAGTTCCTGCCGCTGATGATTTAGTAGTTATTGCACACGGCCACAAAGTTACTTTAAATACAAATATACAGTCAACAAGAACTGGAGACGTTACTATAGACGGTAATTTACATTTTGCTAATGGTGGTAAAATGCATTTGCACGGTCGTATGAGTGTAAATAACACTAGCAACTCTAACAATACTGCTGGAGAGTTTGCTGAAGGTACCAGTACATCTGGTTCTCTACTCAGTATGGCTGGGGGTACCGAAATAAAAATATCTGGTAGCAATAGTGACCAACATGGTATACAAATACGTAGTAGAAAATGGTGTGGTGTACAAATAAATGGTAGTGAACCTACATTAATAACAACAGTTAACGGTAACCATGCACCTGATTCTTCATATATAACTGTAGCAAATTCTGCTAATTTTGCAGCTAATGATAGAATATCGCTTTATAAAAGAGAAGAAGATTATACAGTTGCAAACGATGAAGTGTTTTTTATTCATGATATAGACACTTCAAATCATAGAATTTATTTTAGACAATATGTTTGTCCTGAAGCAACAATACAATCAGTTAGCGGCTCTACAATAACAGTTAATGATGCATCTGTATTTAGAGTTAATTATCTATTAATATTTGGTACCGGTAATAATAGAAACGTACTACGTGTCACAGCTATAAATAAAAATACCATAACCTTTGGTAGCACTGTTGACAATGATCCTTCCTTAGTTGGTGCAAAAGTATATCAAACCGGCACCGAAAAACATCACATAAATGGAAAATTTTGCAGAAGAATAGCTAGCGCAGTAGCAACAGAATATATAGGTGCTACTAGCCTTAGAACTATTACTCTTAATGACGTAACTGATTTTTCAGTTGGCGATACAGTATATATACACGCTAGTTTTAGTAAACTCGGCGGTAATCTTGCTGGTGATTATTATTATACTTCTAGTGGATTTGGAAGTACTTCACTGGGAAATAATGAAGGTATATGGAGGCTTAAAACTATATACAATATAACAAGTATTGATACCAGTGCTAAAACAATAACTGTTGACAGAGATATACTTTTTAATGGTAATGTAGGTGATCCTGTTGTAAAAATGACAAGGGATGTTTTAATTAAGGCTTGTGATACTAGTGGTAACGATATAGCTGATGGTGACAGAGATACAGCTAGAGTATTTTTTAACGTACAATATTGGACAAGTAATAGTTGGTATAACGCACCAACAAGAAGAGTTAAGATAAAATACGTAGAGTTTTCTGGCTTAGGATATAATACTAATGATAGTACAAACTTTAGAGCTGGTGTATTAATAGGAGGTTATAATGGTAGATTTGAAAAAGCTATAACTGGAAGCGCGGAAGATAATACAACAATACATAATAATAACGGCGTAAGTCAAACTGGAGAAAATTATATAGACGGATGTACTTTTACCGCTCATAATCAATATGTTAATGATGCACGCGACGGCGACGATTATGGGGCTATATGTATAAGACACCCTTATGGTATGGTCACTAGAAATTTAGCTGTTATTGGTGCTGGCAGAGGTGTATGGCACTGGAGCACACAATATTTCAATAAGTCTCATGGGCATATTACAGCACACTGTAATTACTGTAATTTTGAAATCGGGGCTGGATATGAGCAATTTAATGAATATTCTTATATGCAAGGCTACGGTTCTGAAGACTATGGTTTTATGACTTTTAATGTTGGAAGACAAAATAATGCCAGCAAGGTAATGCATATAAGAAATGAAAATGCACGTAGTTATTGTTATTATTTTGGCGGCAGTACAATATCTCCTTTTTATAGAAGATTTTTTGCTAATAGATACGGGCAAGCAACATATATAGCTGATAGTACTGTTAATATTAATGTAGATGATTCTAAATTTTATCCTAGTGATTGGGATGCTACAAGAAGTATATATAAAGAAGGTATTGGCAGAAGGTATGCTCAAACTTTACAATCTCATGCAAGTAGCCACCACGGTTTATATAGAGGAGGTACTGGTGTTAGAGGTATTGTATGTTTTACCGGACATGGGTTTAGAGAACAAGAAAAAGTAGAGGTATATTACAATATAACAAGATTTAGAGGTTTAAAAGGATATGGGCGTGATTTATATGCATCATCTTGGAGTGGTAATCCGCTAGCAACAGGTGTAATTAAAATACCCGCAAACTGTACTGTTAAAATAAAATCTGTTATAAAAATAAATGAAACAGAATGGGATGGAACACCTAGAGGTGTTGATGATTCTTCACCGCCATGGCTAATAGCAGGTTATGCATATCATCCATCTTATGGTGGTAACAGATACGATATAAACTCTGAAAACCATAGATACGCAATTACTGATTTAGATTTAAATAGTGCTACGGAAATTGCAGATATAAAAAATAGTACATTTGCACAAGGAAATTTAGAAAAAGGATTTTTAGAATATGTACAACATACTCAAGCAGCAATTGGAGCTTTTGAAACAAAAACATTAACAGTACAGCCTCAATATAAAAGTTACTATTTAATGTTTGGTTATTATTTTACAGACCACGATTTGATTCATGAAGGTTTTGAAGCAGAAGATATACACTTAGCTATGTCAGTATCACCGCCGCATGGTTTAGAAATGTGGCCAAATAACTTTGCAAAAGTAACAGTACGACCTTCAGCAAATTTTGACACTGGAAAAAAACGAATATCAGGAAGAATTTAAATAATAAATAATGGCAGAATTTTTACATGATTTAAATATACACGGCGCAGGGCAAATACAATTTAGAACTACTGCAGGAGCAAATGCTGGTAAAATAGATCAAAATGGTAATGACTTAGTTTTAAGTAATGCTGTTGGTGATATTATTATTGGAAATGGTAGTGATGATGTTTTTATTGGTGATGGAACAAATGCTGTTGATATTAGATTTGAACAGAATATGGCAATATTTGCTGATTCTAGTTCAACAAAAACTTTAACACTAGGTGGTTCAAATACAAGTTTAATATTAGAAAGCCCAACCTTTAATGGCACTGTTACTTTGGGTGCTACAACAATAAATAATAAACTTACTTTTACAACTGGTACTGGTTATATAGTGTTTGACTACGAGCCATCAACAGGTTCCAATGCTGAATATTCAAGTGAGGTTCCTTTATTAAAAGTTGACCATGCTGGTACAGAAAAAACAATACTTTCTAGGTTAACAAATAACGCTGCTCTTGCAATAGGTAACGATGATACAGTTGCTATTGTAGCTGGAGATACAAAAGCTGTTATCAAAGATAACTGGAATTATCCAAATGAAAATGTATTATTTGCTGCTGAAGGTGGTTTTTATGCTTTTGGTTTTCCTGATAACAATGTAACCTGGGCAAATAGAAATGTGTTTCAATTTAGGTCAGAAAGCGCTACAGCTAGTAATAACGGTTTATATATAGGTGATGGTGGTCAAACACAATTTATAGATTTAGATAGAAACTTAAAAAATATTGGGACAATAAGCAGCACAGGTGATGTAACTATTACTAATGGTAATATTATATTTTCATCACAATACGGCATTAGATTTACCGATGCTAACACTAGAATATATACAAATACAGATAGCCCAGAAGATTTATTAGTAGAGGCTGATCAAGACTTATTATTAACTCCTGATAGGTATGTTGGTGTTAACACAACAACCCCTGCATCTGTGCTACATATCAATACAGGCTCAGGAACACAAAATTCTAATACTGTTATTATTGATAGAGCAGGCTCAAGTGATTATTCAGGTGTAAGCTTTGCAACTGCAGGGACTGTAGATTGGTCAATAGGCCAAAACTCAGCTGGAACTTTTGAAGTATATGAAGATGGTCAAGATGCTCAAACTAGGTTAACTATAGCAAGCGGCGGTAACGCAACTTTTGCAGGTGATATAGCTGTTGGGCCAAAAAGCAATGCAACTGTACAAGTTTCAGAAAGTGGTAATTCAACAGTAAAAATGTTAGCTGGTTCTGTAGGTAGAGTTGGTACCTATAGTAACCATAATTTAAACTTGATGGTTAATAGCAACACTGCATTAACACTAGATACATCACAAGATGCTTTATTTGCAAGTGATGTTGCAGTTACAGCTAAATTAGCAGTAGGAGCAACTTCAGTTCACGCTAGTTATGATTTATATAATCAAGGAACATTTTACTCTAACGGTGCTGCTACAATAAACGCAGACCTAACTGTTGATGCAGGTTCTATATCTATATCAGGTGATGGTAGTAACGCGGTTACTCTTACTGAAAGCGGTAGTGGTGATTTTACAATAGATGCCGCGGATGATATTAGATTAGATGCAGGTGGTGGTGATATTGTTTTAAGAGATGATGGCTCTGAATATGCTAGATTAACTAACGAAAGCCAAACTCTTGTAATAAAAGCATCTACAAATGATATGGATATTAAATTTAATGGCTTTGATAACGGAACAGGTATAACAGCCCTTAAATTAGATATGTCTAATGCGGGTGAAGGCCAATTTAATAATAGCATTAGAGTACCTGGAGAAATTACTAAGGCGGGTAGTACAACGTTTAGTATTGATTTAAAAGATCATTCTAATTATACATGGCTTAGAAATGAACCAGGTCAATGGAGTTTTCAATCAGGAACCTCAGGTGACGACTGGACTCAATCATGGCAAATATATGTACCTAACGTAGATAGTGATGGTGGTAACGCAACTTTTGTTGAATTAGGACAAAGACATACAAACGATACAACTGGTGAGTTTAAAGGTGTTAAAATAGTTAAAAGAACTGGATCTGGAGTTGTAGATGGAGATTTCCAAGCAGGAGCAACTACAGTATCTGATTTAACAGTAACTGGTAACTTAACTATAACTGGCGATATAAACTCTTACAATGTTACAGATTTAGATGTTTCGGATAAAACAATAACAATTGGTAAAGGACAAACAGAAGCTAACTCAGGTGGTTCAGGTATTATAGTAGATGGTTCTAGTGCTAGTATTTTATGGGACGAAAGTAATGATACTTGGGATTTAAATAAAGGTTTAGATGTAGCTGGTAATATACATGCTCAAAGTAATTTAAGCGCGTCAGGTACTTTAACTATTAATGGTCACAGCACATTAGGCAATGCTACTTCTGATACTACAACTATAAATGGAAGCACAATATTAAATAAAAAAGCAGCTTCTGGTAATACAAATATTGCAATAGCACAATTAAAAACTGCTGACGGTAGTACCACTTGGAATATTGGCGGTAGTAATACCTCCTATAACGACTTTATGATATGGGCACCAGATAAAGGTGTTGGCAATTATTTTCAAATAAATAAATCATCAGGGCAAGTAAAAATAGGTGCAGACACAAGTGGCTCTGACCTTATAGTATATGGTAATGCAACTGGTGAAAGAATGTTTTGGGACGCAAGTGAAAGCAATTTAACTATAAATCATGACACAGATGATGCAGGTCTTGAAATATATACAGTAGCAAGTGCACAACCAACTACACATCAAGTTAAAATAGGTAGAGATAATGGTCAATATTTAGGTATAAGAGTTGATGATGGTAGATCATATTTTGTACATAGACAAGATGAAAGCGGGGGCAGTGATAATCATCATCAAAGTAATCAAATATGGACTGATGGAGGTGGAACGCATACGTGGAATTGGGATATAGCTAATAGCTCTGGAAGTTCTCCTTCTAATAAAATGCAATTAAACTCTTCTGGTAATCTTACTGTTGCAGGAAATATTATATTAGGTGATGGTCAGTATATACACCTTGGTGATAATCCAGATCTTAAAATATATCACAACGGATCACATAGCTTTATACAAGATACAGGTGCAGGTGATTTAAGATTTTTAGGAAGTACAATTAGATTACAAAGTACAACAGAAGAAAACATGCTTGTAGCTACTCCAGATGCAGGTGTAACACTCTACTATAATAACTCAGCTAAATTTGAAACTTATAACGCTGGTGTTGGAGTAACAGGTAGTGCTTATTTAACATCTGGTAACCATATACATTTTGATAATGGCGTAAGTAATAATTACTATGTAAGAAAAACAGGTACTACATTAGAATTTAAAACAGGTGGTAGTTATAACTTTTTATCTGGTAATGCAGATTTTGCAGGTACTTTACAATGGGGTAATGGAAAAGCTATTTTAACCTATGGTAGTGATAGAGGAATTATAAGAGCAGATCAGGTTTTAGAACTTCAAACAAACGCAACAAGCTCTCCCACAGCAGCGCTAACCCTAGATACATCTCAAAATGCAACTTTTGCAGGTGGTATTTCATATGCTGGCACTTTAACTTCTACGGGATCAACAACAATACCTATATATGCTAGAAGCACCTCTAACGTATCTTATATACAAATACAAAATAGTGCTACTGGTTCTAATAGTGGCAATGATGGTTTAACTGTTGGTGTAAACGGAACTGCTGCTTATGTATGGAATAGAGAACAAGCTAATTTATATTTAGGAACAAATGATACTACAGCAGTAACTATTGATTCGTCACAAAATGCAACTTTTGCTGGTAATGTGTATATAGATGGGGATGATATATACTTAGGAGACGAAGAAACTCGTATAAAAACATATTCTACTTATTTAGGAATATTTGCAGCTGGAGGATCTGCTAAAGATGTAAAAGCCAAATCATTAACACTAACAAATGATTTTAATAATTCTGCTCCAACAAATGGGCTTTATGTTCAGGGAGATGCTAATTTTGGAGCTGATGTAACTATTGGTACTACTAGCTCAACTAAAGCATTAAAATTACCAAATAATAGTGAAATACAATTATTTAACACTAATGATGATAATAAGTTTACTATTAGAAATATTGGTTCTGCTCAAAATACTTTTGCTATTGAAACCAACGATGGTACAGATGCATTAACTATTTCTTCTCTTGGTAATGCAACTTTTGCGGGTGATATATTAGTAAACACTGCAACATCAGGTAGATATATTCAAATTGATCATAGTGATGATAGTTTAAAATTAGCTGATAATAATAAAATAAAAATAGGTACTAGTAATGATTTACAAATATATCACGAAGGTACAGATTCTATAATACAAAATTATACAGGAAGTATTTATGTTGATAATAATGCTGATAACCAAGATATTGTATTTAGATGTGATGATGGGTCTGGTGGTCTTGCTACATATTTTAGAGTTGATGGTAGCGAAGTTGAAACTGGATTTCTAAAAACAACACATCATTACGATAACATACAAGCAAGATTTGGTGATTCAGGAGATTTAAGAATATACCACGATGGTAGTAATAGTTATATAAGTGATACAGGAACAGGAGATTTATTTATAAAAGCATCAAATGATATATACTTACAAGGTGCAAATAATGAATTTATGGCTGAGTTTTCAGAAAATGGCTCAGTAGATTTATATTATAATGGCAGCAAAAAGTTTGAAACTACCGCCTCGGGTATTTCTGTTACTAATGGAATTACATTAGGCGGAACTGTTGCAGCAAGAACTATACCTTATGTAATACACACGGGATGGGGTGATGATACATCAACTACAGCAAATAAAATTATACCATTAGGTAATTCAGTTACTGAGCAAAATGTTTCTGCTGCTGATGGGCAACATTTCTTTATTGCGCCTTATAATGGTAAAGTTCAAAAAATTATTATGAAAAATGTAGCTGGAACATTAAGTTCAAGTTTTACAACTGAATTAAAGCTTTATATAAATGGTGCTAATGTAACAAGCAGTGGTGAATTAACAGCTTCAAGCAGTGCAATAACATGGGAACCAAGCTCTTCAAATACATTTAGTGCTGCTGATGAAATATCATTAGTATATCAAAAAAGTGCAACAAGTAAGTATTGGAGAGAAGTTTCATTAACAATGGTATTAACAATGAACGGACAAGATATATAAATTATGGGATATTGGGAAAATTTAAATACAGATGAATTAAACATTAAAACTGACGGAAAAGTTAGATATGTTAATGGTGGATTAGAGCTAGTTCCTTGGATAGAAGGAACAGATGATCCTATATATACAGGGTGCATATCCGATTTATTAGAATTAGATTGGACAGGTTATCAATTATATTTAGTAGGAGGAGTTTTAGAAGGATGGAGAACAACAGATATTGATATATGTATAACAGGAACAGTACAAAATAATTTATCTAGCTTAATGGAGCAAGCAGAAAAACTAGGACCATTTGATTTGTATTATGTAAAATCATTAGAAGAAATTAGCGATCAAACAAGCAGGGTATGGGAATTTGCAAAACATAAAGATAAAAAAGGTTCTAAAACTGAGAGATGGCATGGGCAATGGAAAAGCGACGGTTTATTTTGGATGTGTGAAAAATTTCCAGATAAAGGTAGAACTTATGATGCACAGCCTTTACTGTTAAATTAATAAAAGTAAAAATTACGTAAAATACGTAATGATATAAACATAGTAATAACAATTAAAATTAAATTTTATGGCAAAGAAAACAGATGATTTAAAAATCACAGACGAAGAATTACAAATAATTCAAGAAAAAGTACAACAAATCAATAATTTGCAAATGCAAGTTGGTGGTTTAGAAGTTCAAAAAGCTACTGCTTTAGGTTTTTTAAAACAAGCCCAAGCAGAGCTAGGTAAGACTCAGGAAATGCTGGAAGAAAAATATGGTAAAGTTTCAGTTAATTTAACTGACGGTACTATAAAAGAAATTGAAGAAGATGAGCCTAATAAGGAAGATTAGTATTGGTAGAGATTATAAAAATGATGCAATGCACTATGCTGTTGGCCAAGAAGTATACGGCGGGCATACCATATGCGATATAATTGAACAGGAAAATAAATTTTCTATATTGATTAAAAAAGGTAAAGATGTTTTACCTTGGAAAGATTTTAATAAGAATATGGCAGTTTCTGTTGAATATAATTTAGAGTATTAATGCAAAGTTTATTTGATTTTATAATTAAACCAAAAAAAGAAAGATACGAAAATATAAAACAAATTGGTGATCAGGA